CAACGCCTACAACGATCCGTCTGACCCATTCGTTCTTCACGAAGACGTCGAGTTCGTGAAGCCGCTGATCTTCTGCAACTGGGATTACGGCGCAGGCGACGAGTTCTGCGTGACCATGATTCGTATCTCCGAGGTGGAGGTGAGCGCCGCGTGGGACTTCGTCACCGGTGCGAACCGCCCGGAAGACAACGCCACCAACACGCTCGCGGGCTCCGCATCGAACATCGTGGATCGCAGTGCGTGGGTGCCCGGCGCGGAGTCGGAGACGCCTGCCGGTTCGGATTGGGCCCCTGCCACTGGAGGCGGGCACACTCCTCGCAACCAACTGGTACTCGGCGACGGTCCGCTGAACCCCGGAGAGGTCCTGTGGCGCGCGTTGCCGAGTCCGGACGGCGTAGAGACTGTGAGCGGGGGTTGGTTCACTGTTCCTACTCAGGGCGGCTTGGCGTACGACCCTGCCCAGTCCTACCGCGTGTCATTCTGGTTCCGAAGAACGGGGCCGGGAGGCACCCTGTACTTCGGTCCGGCACGGCCGCTGGACGGCGACACCGCGAACGCCGAGTACCGGCGGCTTACTGACGGAGTGGAGACGTTCAATCCCTACTCCGGCTCGTTCGGCAGCTCGGCGTACATCGACGGAGAGTGGCGTCTCGTCACGTTCTACCTGTTCGGCACCGGCTACACCGGCGGTGACACGTCGGAGACGGGCGTATTCGAGCTAGACGGCCAGCGAGTGAAGGAAACAGCGGACTTCGTGGTGCTCGCGGGCCATCCCCCGTCTCGCCCTAGCTTCCGCGCGTTCAACTACGGGCAGGCCGACTCTTCGTCGATAACGGAGTTCGCACGGCCGCGCATCGACCGTCTGGACGGAAGCGAGCCCACGATCCATCAACTTCTCGGCCGCGTGCCGTGGTCCGGCGTCACCGACGACGGGAACCGCCCGGAAGACAACGCCGACGTGACCGGCACGCGCGTGCCGTTCGTGAATGGTTACTTCCAGACCGGCACGGCCGAGGGCTGGTCGCTGGCCAACTCCGAGGTGATCGCTTCCGCCTACGCGCGCTTCGGTGCCTACGTTCTGCGACAGAACAACGGCACCGGCGGGCCCAACACGCTGACCTCCGATATTCCCGTGTCGCCCGGCGAGCGATACCTCGTGGTTGGATGGGCACGCCCGGACCCGGATAACCCACCCGATAGTAATCAGGGCCTCGGCGTTCGCTTCTATGGGACGGACCTTGTTACCGACGGACAACGCACAGGTCTGGACACCGGCGATCGCACCACCGCGAACTGGCAGCGCCTTCGCGGAGTGATCGTCGTGCCGGAGGACGCCGAGTCCATGCGCCTCGACTTCGGCGAGGGCTCCACCGGTGGCGGCGCGTGGCTCTGGGACGGTGCCGAGTATTCTCTGGTCCCGCTCGACATCGACGTGGACGCGCTCGGGCTCACGAACGCGCCGGTCGACGCGGGCGCTACCTCCGCGACGCCAAACCTGCTGCCCGGTGACGGAGGCTTCTACCGGGGCACGCTGATTCGGTCTTCGACGAACTTTCAGTACAACGGCCCGCTCGTGCCCATTGACGCCATGGGCCTCGTGCCGGGAGACCCGGTTGGCGCAAGCATCGCTGTCTACAACGCCGTGGGCGCGACCGAGTACATCAGGTGCCGCGTGCGGTGGTATGACGCCTCGAACCAGTTCATCACGCAGTTGAGTGAGGGCGCTCAGTCTCACGACACTTCGAGTATCGCGCGCGTGCACGTCTACGGCACGGTGCCGACCGGTGCGACGCAGGTCGACGTGGGGATGCTCTCCCCCGAACGCGCAGCCGGAGGGTTCCTCCCGTACTTCGGAATTCGCCCCATGTTGTTCCGGTTGGGCTCTGTGGGCGCTCGACCGGAGCCGCCGTACGTGCCGCCGGGGTTCACCGCCGAGGATTATCTCGACGCGTTGCTTCTCACGAACGGTCCCGCTGATCCGGGCGCTACGCAGAACATCGTGTATCGGCAGGCAACGCAGCCCGTTGACGGATCGGCGGGCGACCTCTGGTTCGAGACGGACACGGGCCTGCTCTCGCGCAACAACGGCTCCGGGTGGCAGTTGATCGCCACCACCAACGCGATCACTCGGGCGACGGCCGCGCCCGGTAGTCCGAGCGTCGGCGACCTCTGGTTCGAGACCGACACCGACCTGCTGTTCGTCTACAACGGGTCGACGTGGGAGAACGTCGGCAACGCGTACACGAACACCTCTGATCTGAACGATGACCTTCGCCTCGGCGACACCGCAAACTGGGCGGACGTCACGGGTGTTGGCCGTCCGGAAGATGGCGCGCAGGTTAACGCGCAGAACACTCTGGTCCTTGCGGTGAACGAGCGCCTCAGCAACGACGTAGCCAACAACTTTGGCGAGGGCGTGCTGTTCGGTGTCACCGACGGCGAGCCGGACAAGTCTGTCGACGGCTACATCACGTGGAACGGCCAGAACTACACGATTCCGCGAAACGGCTACAGCGCATCAGGGCTTCAGGACGCGGACTGGACCTTCGTTACGCAGGCCGCAGGAGTCTGGAACGGGTTTCTCGCGTTCGACACCACGCTCACGCGCGGCACGTTCACGGTCGGTGGCCAAGGGCAGAACGTCGCGTTCTGTCGGCGCGACGTGGACGGAAACTGGTTCTACGACAACAACAGCTCGTGGGTCGCGTTCACCCCCAACGACAACATCATCGCGATCGGCACGCTCCGAGCGGGCGGCGACCTCATCTACTCGGGCGCGCTCTTCGGCTCCCCGGTGCGGCTCATCGATGCGCCGGAACCGCAGGCCACGTCCAACCGGGTGTGGCGACAAGCGACCGAGCCAGCGTCCAACCTGTCGAGCCCCGGCGACCTCTGGTTCGAGACCGACACCGGCCTTCTCTCGCGCCGTACCGACTCCGGGTGGGAACTGATCGCGACCTCGAACGTGATCACTCGGGCAGTGGCCGCGCCGTCCGGTCCGGCCACCGGAGACCTCTGGTTCGAGACCGACACGCTCATCCTGTGGCAGTACAACGGCTCCGGATGGGACAACATCGGCAACTCGTACACGAACACGGACCAGCTCACCGATGGCGCAAATCTCGGGAGCACGGCCGACTGGGGACAGATATTCGGGACGGGCATTCCGGAAGACGACGCCACTCAAGGGCTGATCGACATCAACGTCGCGAGCCGCGAGTCTGAGTTCACGTTCACCGGTACCACCTATCCGAGCTTCACGACTTGCCCGGATGAACTTACCTTCACCCTGACCAGAACCACGGTGGTGAAAGTCACGTTCTCGTGGCTGTATCGGAGAAACTTCGACGGCTCGATTACCTACTGCCACTTCGCCGTCGAGCACAACGGATCTCGGGTGTTGCTCGACGAATCCCGGCCGTGGATGACGGCGGGCCTTCAGGGGTGGCTAGCGGCCACGACACAAGGCGTCTTTACCTTGCCGGCTGGTACGCATACTTTCCGGCTTCGTGGGGCACGCTACTCCGCGTCGGGCGGAACCTGCGTCGTCGCCTCCAACGTCATCACAGCAGAGGAAGTCCGATGAACTTCGCAGTCACCAATGGCGAGACGATCGTCCGCACGGGCATCGCCGGCCCGCGCTCCGTGGCGGTGATCCGAGAGAAGTGCGAGGTGGAGGGCAACGTCTTCCACGAGCTGGCAGACGGTGAGAACGTCTCCGGTGCACGGCACTGGTACGACGAGGCGTCGGAGATATTCGTCGATCGAGCCGCCTTTCCGGTCGCGCCCGTGCACGAGATCACAGCGGGCGACAAGCTCACCATGGCCCTGCCGGAGGGCACCATGGTGAGCGTCGAGGCCGACACCGACGTGACCGGCGCTCTCGACTACGAGAAGGAGTTCCCCGAGGAGGGCGTGTACCATGTGGCGCTGCGGCATCACCGGTACGTGAACCTGAACGTCATCGTGCAGGTCGGCCCGCCGCCCGTGGACAACCCCGACCCGGAGGCAACATGAATCGACTCATCCTGATCTTCTCCCTCGTGCTGCTAGCCGGGTGCCAGTCCCGTGCGTCGCAGGCGTACGACGACTGCATGAAGTACGTGGCCGAGGAGCCTGAATCGCAGCTTTTCTGGTCGCGCGTCTGCCGGGAAGGCTGGAAGTGATCCCCGTATCGCAGGAAGACGTAGCCCCAGAAATCGACGAAGGCACGAGGCACGCGGTTCAGAACGCCATGAACATGGTGATTTCGCTCCGTCGCGCGACTCTCGAAGCCATCGCCGACCTCAACGTGCGGCACGAACCGCTGCTCAGGCTCTACACCATGGCATGGGTAACGCATCGGTCCCTTTCCTCCGCCGTCGGCGTCGCGGGCGGCATCACGGAGTTCGGCACCGTCGCCACCGCGATCGTCCCGGCAGTGCGCGCTCGCGGGTGGGACAACGTCAGACCAGCGTTGGTCGCTCTGCACCAGACGCACCTCCCCGCGTTCGTGGCGTACATGGACCAGAACGCAGGTGCCTTCACCGTTACGGGGTTCACGAGCAGCGGCGAGGTGCAGATACGATCGCCCATCGAGGACCCTGCGATCGTTACCGGGATCAGCGAGCGCCTCGTCGCGATCCGCGATTCGTTCGACACTAACTGAGGAACTCGATCATGGGCGGCAAGCCGATCTGGAAGAAAAGCCCAGCTCTCGTGTTCGGTGGGCTTCTCATCGTTGCCTTCGGCGGCACCATCGCAATCTACGTGGCCAGCGGCGGCCAGCTCTGAAGATGAGCGAGCCATGGACCGGAGCCCTGCCCTTCTTCGCGCGTTGGGAGCTGTGGTGTCCGCTCACGAAGGAGATTCGCCTCGATCCGGCGTTCGCCGTGAAGTTGCCCGCACTGCGCTTCGAGTGGAACGGGCCGCTCACGCTGAACTCGTGCTGCCGGTCGCCGGAGCACAACAAGGCTGTCCGCGGCCACCCGCGCTCCCTGCACATGACGAAGAACCCGGTGCATGACACGCAGGGCTGCATGGCCGCGGACGTTGCGTGGCACGACTGGTCGCTAGACAACCGGCTCGCGTTCGCAGAGAGGGCGTGGGAGGCAGGCTTCTCCCTCGGCCTGAACGCCTCGTTCTGCCACATTGATCTGCGCGTGCACGCCAACCTAGACCAGACGGTCTTCACCTACTCCAACTGGACCGGCGACGCCGCGCTAGGCCAGTTCCACTCTCGGCGGGGGTTTAGTCAGTGAGCTATCGCCTTCTCGCGTTTCTCGAGTTCGATGATCAGGCGCAAGCGGTCGATGCGTTTGCGCAGCTCGAAGCCCGCGCCACGAACACGCGTGTGCGCGGCTTGGGATCGGCCAAGGGGCGCATGTCCTACGCACGAGTGACGGACCAGACGACCGATACTCCGGTGCTGCTCGATCAGTTTTACGTGGACACTTTTGGAATCGTGCGATCTGGCGAGTACGCGCCGCCTGCGGGTAGATACCCGGAGTGGATTCAACCGACCGGTGCGCAGGACAGCTACCCGGTAACCGATGCAGCGGGCAACCCGACGCGCGTCGTGTATGAAGGGCAGGTGTGGGAGAACACCTCCGGGACGGTGAATAGCTGGCAACCCGGCGTGTTCGGTTGGACTGTGGTCTGATGCTTCCCGTAGTCCCAGAGCTTGGCCCCGAAGGCTATACGCACACGGCGGACGCTCTGCCCGACGCGCCTCGTGATGCGCTGGCGATCCTTCCTGATGGGGACTCATGGTGCCGAGTGAACTGCCCTCCGGGGGTTGCCGGGCGGATTCACGTCCACCCGACCTATGCGGACCTGTACCTCGGGCTGAATCCTTCGTCGGGCACGCTGGAGTACACGGACCTGACGTTCGGGTACGACTTCCTCGCGGACGGCGTACTGGTCGAGTCCTACTCGTGGCCGCCACCGAACATCCGCAAGATCAGCAGCGATCAGCTTTGGAGCCTTGTGCGTCGCGTGAAGTACGCGGTGCAGTCGGTCCTCACGCTGAACCTGTGGGCGCAGGACGGCCAGCGGTTTGAAGCAACGTGGGAGATGCAGGGGCCTCGCCCGGTTCAACCCTTCGCCTCGTGGGCGTGGGATGGTGCCCTGTGGCAGTCGCCGGTTCCGTACCCCACGGACAGGCAGGACTACGTGTGGGATGAGCCCACGCAAGGCTGGGTTCTGCCATGACTGCGGCAACCGGAGGCGACATTGACAACATCACCGATGGCGGGACCGACTACACAGTCCACACGTTTACGTCTTCGGGCACGCTTACGTTCTCTGAGGGCGGCTCTGACGTGGAATACCTTGTCGTCGCTGGTGGCGGCGGTAGTAACAGGGGCGTTACCAGTAGTGCAGGGGCGGGCGCCGGCGGCCTTCTGAAATACGTCGACGGGGAGTCCAACAATACGGGGGCCGGCTTTTTAACCGTCACAGCAACCGCATACACCATGACGGTGGGGGATGGCGGCGCTGGCGGTCTCGATAACACTAATTCTACCGCTTTAGGTAGCAAGGGTCAGAATAGCACGGCGTTTGACGGCAGCGGATTGGAGCTGGACGCAGAGGGCGGCGGGAACGCTGGCTTTACTGATTGGTACGTTTCCCAGATCAATGGGGGGAGCGGCGGCTCTGGTGGCGGCGCGGTTTCAACTGGCGTTGGCGGATCAGGCAACGCGGGACCACCCCGGCAGGGCTTTGACGGCGGCATAGACACTGGAAATGGCAATAGTCATGGCGGCGGAGGCGGAGCGGGGCAGGCCGGAGCTGATGGCAACAACAACGTGGGCGGCCACGGCGGCGATGGAATTTCGTCCTCAATAACCGGCACCGCTGGCTATTACGCGGGTGGCGGTGGCGGGAATGGATATAATTTTCCGGGGAGCGGCGGGCTTGGTGGTGGTGGTGATGGCGGCACTGGCTCTATCTCGCCGACGCAAGGCGTAGACGGCAAGGGCGGCGGTGCAGGAGCGGGCAGGTCAGGAGCTGGGTTGCCGGGCGGCTCCGGCATCATCATCGTTCGCTATCCGACTGCTAGTGGTGGCGGCACGACCGACTACCCGAGCGACTTTGCTTCAGCGGTGAGAGCGTCCGACACGTTTGGCGGCGTAGTGACCGCCGCTCCGCAGAGCTTCTCTGGCGACATCTCCGTATCGGCCCGTGCGGAGCAGGTCGCCGGGGCAGTGCACGCGAGCGAAGAGACCGCCGAAGCGGGTGCCGCTCGCGCCGGAGACAGCAGTGCGCAGGTCTGGGCAGGCATAGCCGCCGCTATCGAATCGGCCCGTGCGGCAGTATCGGCCGGTGCGAACACGGCGTCCGACCGAGCCACCGAAGCGGGTGCCGCACGGGCAGGCGACACGGCGTCCGCGGCTGGCGATGGGAACATGGCCACCGAGCCCGGTGCGGTCGTGGCGGGCACTACGGTGGCGAGCATCGGCGAGTACGTGGTGTCCCCCGAGATCAGCATCGCCGTGGCGGGCTCCTCGGCCGGCGGTGCCGTCTCCTCCGGGCCGGTGTCCCTGACAGGCACCCTGACCTCCACGGCTCTTGTGGCTGCGCTCAACGCCTCGATTCAGGCGTCCTCGGTCGACGCCGAGCCGGGTGCAGGTCGCGCCGCAGGCACGGCGAACAGCGTGCAGGGCACCGCCCTCGACGCCGAAGCAGGCGCAGGCGTGGCGTCCGACACCGCGTTCATAGGCTCGGCGATCCCGCTCTCGATGGCCTCCGCAGCCCGAGCAAGCTCGATCGAGGCGCTCTCCCAGTACGACGGTGCACCGGACATCCGCGCTCGCTTGATCGCCACGGCCGACGCGAGCGTGCGGACGGACACTCTTGGAACAGCAGTCATCGACGCCGTAGTGGCGGAGGTGATCGACACCATTCAGGCAAGCGGCTTGACCCTTACGGACGGGGCGCTTGTCTCGTTCACCACCGGCGGCGTGAACTCTGCGCAGCGGCTCACCGTGACTGGCCGAATCGAGGTGGAATCCCGCACAATTCGGCTGCACATTGAATCACTTACCCCGGCTCTGGGGATCGAGAGGATCGACACATGAACGAACCAATCAAGCTCAGCGCCGAGTCGGTGAAGGCCGCACGCGCAGCGTTCGCGGTCAACGGCCACCAGACCATGCGCCTCGGTTTCCAGTACGACGTGCGGTGCGCAAGTGCTGACGGCGAGGAGAAGTGGCACGAGACCTTCCACAACCTCGTGCCCGACGTGGGCCTCGACCAGTTCCTCGACTCCCTCACGAGCGCCGCGCTCTCGCTCTACGTCGGCCTCGCGGACGGCACGCCGACGCAGGCTGCGACCGACACGATGGCCTCGCACGCCGGGTGGGTGGAGATCACGGCCTACACGGAAGCGACGCGCCCGGCGTGCACGCTCGGTGCAGCCTCCGGCCAGTCCCGCACCAACGTCGGGAACGAGGCGGTCTTCACGATCAACGCCGACTCGCAGGTCATCGGCGGGGCGTTCATTACGACCGACAGCACCAAGGGCGGCACGACCGGCGTGCTGATGTCCATCGGGGACTTCACCCAGCTCGACCGGAACGCGGACACGGGCGACACGCTCACCGTGACCGTGACTCTTTCTCTCGATCAGGCACCGTAAGGAGAAGCTGATATGCGCGTGCGAGCACTCACGAGACTGCGCGATCCGAACTACGTCATGGTCACCGACGAGAACGGCGCTCCTGTCATCGACCCCAAGTCCGGCAAGCCGGAACTCACGAGGGAGATCACGGAGCTGGCCCGTGACGAGGAGGCCGATCTGCCGGACTGGCAGGCAAGCCGCCTCATAGAACTCGGGCACGTGGTCGCCGTCTGATGATCACGGAGCTGGTCTACCTCGGCCACGACAACACGTTCGTGGTCGGGGTCACCACACGGGCGACGCCGGCCAGCTCGCCCGCTCCCCTCGACCTCACAAACGTCGCTCAGGTGATCCTGCGGCTCTACCGGGGCGAGGACCTCGTCGCCACGGTAGACAGCACGGCGAATCCCGGCACGATCTCGTGGGTGAACGCCACCGGGGCGATCACCTTCGATCTGGGGCCCTATCTGCTCTCGCAGGGGGTCGAGGGAGGCGTCTACAGCGCCACTCTGCACCTCATCGACGGCACCGGTGACTCCACCGCGGTGGCCGGCCTTGCGCCCGGCGACATGCACCTAGCCGTTCAGGTGAACGAGTACCCCGCAGTTTAGCTCCATTTTTCTCCACGCAGCCTCCATTTTTGGGGGCTTGCGCCTTCCATTTCGATTTGCCACCGCGCGCCCGCGCGCTCCTCACGCACGCGCGATGGTTTTTCCCATCTGGGTCCAAGAATAGGAATGGCGATTTTTATTCCGTCTGGTTATACCCAGCCCCCCTTCACTAGGGGTGCGTGCACGAGATTTTCCGTGCGTCGCCAGAACGGGAAGTCTTCGCGTACGTGCACGTACGCGGGCGTGCGAGTACACCAGCCCACCGTGAAGATCAAGCGGGACTCGTGTACACTGGCGCTCTGGGTCGCTCTCCCGGCCCAGCTTGAGAGTGGTGCGGTGGCTTGGGCCCGCTTCGTGTCCTCCGGAGTGACTCCCCTCCTCCCCTCCTCCTCCGGAGGGCGCGGGCCCCTTTTTCGTCCCTCGCCGCCCACGTGGCCGCTCCTGCCACGATCTCCCCCCACCCGCTACCATGGCCCTAGTCGGGCCGATCGCCGCTCAGAAGGCCACTGCGGGCCTCTCAGAATAGGACAATTGTTCCTACCACCCAGATCAAGGGCCCTTCCGGTATCGCTTGACATCCGGTGCACGGTGTGCAACGCGGGCCCCGATCCGAGGTGCACATGATGCACCAGATGTGCTATGCTCGACGTAGTCGAGCCCGCACGGGGTCGGCTCCGGGTCCTGCAAGGGATGACGAGGAAGGCCACACGGTCGCCCGGTCACTGCCGCCCTAGCGCGCCGCACGGTCCCATCCCGTGCACTACCGGAACCCTATGCCACGGGGGACCGGACCCCTCCGAGGGACGCGCGCTAGGGCGAAGACTGGCAAGGGAGACCCCACCACACGGGGACGGCGCGGACGGCCGACAGAACCGACGCAGGGAGAAAGCCAGAACCGCGCATAGAGCGCGCGGAACCCTGACAGGGGTCGCATACGGTGCGGACCGGGACCCCTCCTCCTTCGGGAGGCGGCGCAAGGGCGCTGGTGAGCCAACAAGGTGCCGACGGAACCGACCCCGAGAGGGGCCTAGCACTGGGGACCTGCCCACCAATGGGCAGAATTCGCACTCGCCCGGCGATTAGCCCGGCCCGCATAGTCTCGCGGACCGCGCGCCTCAAAGGGGCTGTTAGGAATGCAAAAGCCTGACGAGTAACCGAACACCTAGAGTGGATTAGAGTGCAAGACAGGACGGCTGGGTTCCTTCGGGGGTCCGGCCGTTTCTGTATGGGCCCGGTGCAGATCGGTTCCATACAGAAGCGGCCACCGCTTCGACTCTAATCACAAAAGGAAGACGCTGATGAGCATGACCAAAAAGCATTTCCAGATGATCGCCGACGCAATCGCCGACACGCGCCACGCGTACGTGACGACCCGCGAAAGCGAAGAGGCGCTCGGCGCGTTGGACGCGCTAGCGGAGAACCTCGCTCACGAGTTCGCGGACGAGAATCCGCGCTTCGATCGAGATCGCTTTCTCGACGCCTGCAAGGCTGTGTAACCCCACCTGACGAGACGAGTTGACTACTTGTCGAAACCCCGCCTCCCGGCGGGGTAGTGGGAAGTCCCCACTCCACTCTAAAGGTAAACAACCATGACTCAGATCAATCTCGCTGGCCTCGTCGCCCTCCTCAAGAGCGACAACGGCCACGTCACGACGTACCGCGACGCGTTCGCCGCCGTTCTGGCGATGAACGCGACGATACACCGCTCGGCGGAGATCTCGGCTGAACTCGACGCGCACACACCGTGCGGTTGCCCGTCGATCGACGCTCAGATCGACGGCGCGAACATCCACCTCGAAGAGGAGGCGTACCAGACCTTCCGGGAGCTGTTCTTCGATGCGTCGAACGATTACGACGCGCTCGGATGGCCGGAGGGCGTCGCCGAAGACTGGGAAGGCGCCGAGGATCAAGAGCTTGAAGAGCTGTTCATCGAAGTTCGTTCGAAGATTCCGGCGGAGGCGTACGGGAGCGCGGACGCGCTCATGATGTGCGTGCGCCATGTCCTCCGTTCCGAAATCAAGTACCTGAAAACCCCTGCCTGATGAGGTGAGCTGACTACTCACCGAAACCCCGCCGGGAGGCGCGGTAGCAGGAAGTCTCTGCACCACACTCTAATCCAGAAAGGTAAATCAAGATGATCAATGCAACTGAGCTGGCCCGGTACTTCGACGAGGTGGACCTCGGCACGATCAAGATCGTGCACAAGGCAACCAACTGCCCCGTCAACCCGGCTGGCAAGAGCAAACGCTTCTGGGCCCTCGCGCTCGCTTCTCACCCGGACAAGATGAAAGTCCTGTTCGAGATGGAGAAGCGTCAGGGCTGGGACGCCGCTTCGATGGCGGCGGACCTCGATGATGGCGACGACATCGACGGTTCCGGCGAAGAGTCGGCCTCGACGCCTCCGCCGGAACCGAAGCCGAAGCCAGAAGCCGGTGATCCTCTCGTTGCTGCTCTCGAATCGGCGGCAGATGCCGCCGCCGGCGAGAGCGAAGGCGAGAGCGAAGGCGACGGAGAAGGCGACGGAGAAGGCGAAGGCGAAGAGGAGATTGAAGACCTCATCCGCCGCATCGCCAAGGACGTCGACCTCACGGAGCAAGAAGTGCTGGCCAAGTACCGCGAACAAGCGTTCGAGGTAGTCGAGCCCGCGCTCCGTTCGCTCGGCGGTTCTTTCGAGAAGCTCCATGAGCGGATCGAGGAGATCGCTGAGCTTGCCGCTAAGGCAAAGTCGAGTGCAGGTCCCGCGACCATCACGGTCAAGGGTCTGGGCAAGAAGCCGAAGGCTGTGAAAGGCACCGCACATCCGAAGCTCGAAGAGGTTCTCAACCTCGTTCGGCTCCGGATGAACGTGCTACTTCAGGGCCCGATGGGCTGTGGCAAGTCGTTCCTCGTGAATCAAGCGGCGGACGTCCTCGACCTGCCTTATCACTTCGTGTCATGCACCGCCGGTATGAGTGAGTCAATCCTTCAGGGCTGGCTCCTTCCGATCGGCGATTCCGGTCGTTTCGAGTACGTGGCGTCGTCCTTCGTCACTGCGTACGAGAACGGCGGCATCTTCTTCTTCGATGAACTCGACGCGGCTGACCCGAACATCCTGCTCCTCGTGAACGAGGCGCTCGCAAACGATCGGTTTTCCGTGCCGCAACGTCACGACAATCCCGTGGCGGTTCGGCATGAGAACTTCGTGTGCGTCGCGTCGGCGAACACGCTGGGCAATTCGGTCGGCGATGTGATCTACACCGGCCGGAACCAACTCGACGGATCGACGCGGAACCGCTTCCAAGCGGGAACCGTGCAGATGACCTACTCCGACGAGTTGGAGGAGGCGATCGTTGATCCGGTTCTGCTGGAGTTCGGACGCCGCGTGCGGACGTTCATCGTCGACAACATGGCAGTGCAACGCGTGATGTCGACACGGTTCCTCGTGGACGCCACGAAGTTGATCGCGGCGAAGGTCTGGGACGTGGAGAAGGCGAAGGCTGTCTACTTCATCGACTGGTCCGAGGATGAAGTTCGCCGGTTCACGCAAGTTTCCGGCATCAACGTGGCGCTCGCCGCGTAACAAACCCACCTGATGAGACGAGCTGACTACTCGTCGAAACGGCCCCTCGGAGGGGGGCGTCGTGGGAAGTCATTTCCACAATCCACTCTAACTAGAAAGGAAAACAACCGATGAAATATTGGCTGACAGAAAATTATCGAATCGCGCATGTCGGTATGCACTTTGATTCTGTGCACGAGCTGGTCACCCAGATTCGCGATCCGGAATCGAGGCCGTACTGGTTCACGCAAGCCTCCGCTGACCAACTCACGGAGAACGTGAATGAGCATCTTTCGAGAGGTAATTCTCGCGACTGGTACACGTTCGTTGAGGCGTCGCATGACGCTTTGATTGACCGAGTTACCGGAGGCTGGCCCGAAGGCGTCGCGCAACTCCGACGTGCTCTCGGCGCGGTGGAGGTTGGCTCTCACCTGATGCGCAACGCGCGCAAGCGCACGCGTGGTCGTCAGGGCGACGAGCTGGACATCCACCGCGTCTACCGGGGCGATCTCGAACGTGCATGGTCGACCATGCGCCCGGCCGAAAAACCGGGGGCAGGAAAGGCCGTCACGATCGTGTGCAACCTCGGCGCTCATTCGGGCATCGAGGCACACGAGCTGTTCTGGCGTGGCGCGGTCTCGCTTCACCTTTCCGAAACTCTCCTGAGTCGAGGACATCCCGTGCAGATTCTTGCCGCTATCGGCGGTCACGACATCGCACGGGGGCCGGTGAAGCGAAAGATCAGGCTGCACGATGCTCCGAAAGATGTGGAGTTGGTTCGCGGCCAGATTGATCACGACATGTCCGTGACCCTGAAGGCGTATCAGGACCCGATCGACCACGGTCGCATCGCTTCCATGGTTTGCACGGGCGCGGGCTATCGCGCTGTTTCGTGGGTGTCAAAGGTGATGTCCACCGCGCTATGCGCGCGGTACATCGATTCCGGATGGGGATACCCCAAGCCTTTGGCATCGCCTCCCGCGCTTCAGAACTACGACGGCGCGGTGATCATGGTGCCGGGCTCGATCACGAACGAACATGCTGCGATCGAGTTCATCCGGGACAAGATGCAAGAGGAACTCGTCGCATGATCACGGAGAGCCAACGACGAAAACTTCAGAAGCGCATACGGGAGTTGGAAAAGCGGAACGCGGAGCTAGAGCGAAAGCGAAAGGCTCCGCGCAACGTCTCCGACGCCTTCGATGCGATCTTCAAGAACCCACCTGATGAGACGAGCTGACTACTCGTCGAAACGGCCCCCGGAGGGGGCGTCGTGGGAAGTCTCCACATCACTCTAATCCGAACAAGGAACGCAACCATGCGTGCACTACTGATCTGCCCGTTCGACACGGCTGTCACCGAGATCGACATCAACAACGACCTCGTAAGCATGTACGACGCGCTATCTCCTCCGGGAGTTTTCCGCGTCAACATGGTCGAGGCTGTCGACGGACTCATCGCAAAGATGAATCCGGGGGCTCGGTTTCATGACGTGATCCCGGTCAACGCTTGGGTCGACGAGGAAGGGCTGCTCAAGCCCGGCACCGAACAACGCTACTCGATGGTGCCGATCCTCCGAAACGGCGCGGGACCTATGCCCCTCGCGGGGCGCGTCCTGTTGCTCGGACCGCCGGACGAAGAAGGCGAGCCGACCGACCTAGATTCAAAGATCACGGCTGAACACGTGTTCGAGCACACGTACTTCCTCGGCAACCTCGACAACGCACGCCGCATCATCCGCAACAACCCGCGCTTTCAGGGCGCGGCCCACCTGACGATGGCAGGCTGACTACCTGCCGAAACGGGGCCCCAGAGGAGGGCCCGTCGTGGGAAGTCACCCACTCCACTCTAAAGGTAAAACCCATGAACCAAGACATGATGAAAAACGTCGTGATCGCTGCTATCGGCGGAGCCTTCTTCGGCTACGCCGTCGTCAGCCCTGCATGGCTCGGCGCCATAGTTGGAGCCCTCACCGGCTACTCGATCGCGTTGACCAGTGACGTTCTTCTACTGATCGGCGAAGTGCAAGAGCTGCGTGCCAAGCGTACTTCGATGCTCGACCACCTTAACCAGTGCGTCGCCCGTTCTCGGGAAAAATCTTGTGTCACGAAGTTCGCGACGGTCGACGGGAACGAGGTCGGGCTGTTCTGCGCGGGCGTTCCGTGGGATCGGATCGTGTCGATCGAACTCATCGTCACCGGCAAAGATGACGATGGCGGCGGATCGCCGATTCGTATCGTCGCTAGCGATGGGAGGATTGTCGAATGACCAAACCTACTTTGCGCGCCGCTGAGCATCCGGACTTTCCTTCCGGGTGCTATGAACTCAAGTGCGAATACAGGAGCGCGATTCCGTCGCTCTGCCGAGAGCATCGCGGGCGTTGGTACAAGGAAGAGCTGGTATGGCGGCTCCCGTCCACGATCAACTCGGTGCAGTTCATGTCCCAGATCGAGACGTTGCTCCGAGGTCCTGTCGGGCCTCGGCGCGGAGGCAAGAACACGCGCCGGCAGGACAAGGAAGGACTGCTCGTCGAGATCGGCAACCTCCGCCAACGCATCGCGGCAGAGGAAGAGCGCATCACTGAACTCGAACGACTCGTGCACAAACTCGCCTGATGAGATTCGCTGGCTACGGATCGAAACGGCCTCGGAGGGGGCCGTAGCGAGAAGCCACTCGCACCACTCTAATCCAAGCAAGGAGAACAACTGTGAACATGAACAAGCTGTCCCAGATGATAGAAGCTCGATACGACGTCGAAGCAAACGCGGCCAGTTTCGAGGAGCGGGCAACCCGCTACCTCGGCGGGCTTCCGTCGTGCTTCCAGTACAGGGAAGCGTCGGCTGGATCGTGGAGCATCGAGAAGATGTCCGGGAACGCTATTGCCTGCTCGGCGTACTTTACCGGGCTCATGATGGTTCCGCCGTCCGTTCGCCTCATGCGAGGCGAGGAACTGTGGATGTCGCTGGCCCCCATGGAGATCGAATCCCAGTTCCCGCACTTCGCCGCCGCCGCCGATCACTGCAAGGACGGCAAGGGGGTGCTGATCGCGGGACTCGGCCTCGGCTACATGGTCGGCCAGTTCTGCAATATGGCCAGAAAAGGGCAAATCGACGGACCCATCGTGGTCCTCGAACGGGACTGCGATGTCGTGGAGTGCTTTCTTCGATCGCTGCGCCCGGTGGACCTCGACATGTTGAACGAGTGCCACGTGGACATCGTGAGCGGCGTGGACGCGCTCACGTGGAAGAGCGAAGACGAGTTCGGTCTGATCACCGCCGACATATGGCTGACCCTCAACTCGGAAGAAGCGAGGACCGAGACCCGGATGATGGCGGAGAACATCCCTAACCACGACGCTATTTCGTGGTGGGGCGCGGAACTCGACTACCTTGGCTGGATGTCGGAGAACTACGAAGTCGCCGGGAACGAGGGCCCTGACACGTGGGCCGACTACTGCGAAGCCGTTGGTATGAAGGTCTACGGCAAGGCCGGCTTTCTGGAAACTCGCGAGTTCTACGATGACTGCCTGTCTGCGGCCATGGCGTCGCTCGATCGAGCGAACCTCACCCAGTCCCATGGACTGACGTTCTGAACCCACCTGACGAGACGAGCTGACTACTCGTCGAAACGGCCCCCGGAGGGGCCGTCGTGGGAAGTCACCCACACCACTCTAGGAGAACCACACAATGAAGTTGAACGCACTCAACTCGCTGTACAAGGGGCAACCGTGCGAGTCGCTTCTGCGGAGTATTTCGGAAACGCTCTTGAGCGCATCGTCTGATGCTCGGGGCGCGCGTACCGTGTTCGACGCTTTGAGCAAGTACGCGGCTCACGTCGACCGTGTGATCCGCGAAGAGCAGATGATCGGGGGCAACCCCGGAGACGGCCTGCGAGCTTTTCCGTCGCTTCCCGACGCAGAGAAGGCTGAAGTCTTCGCCGCCACGGAAGCGTTCTGTCTCATGCTTCAGGTCCACCTGAAGCACAAGGGCAAGGACGCCAGCGGCGGACCGTGCTCGTTCACGATGTCCTACTTCGAAGTTTTTCGTGAGCTGGCAGATAAGGGCATCGCAATCTTCGACACGAAGAGTGCCGAAGAGGCGGAGACCATGAACTATCTGATCTTCGAACAGATCGAGAAAACCAAAGAGGCCAGTGCAAACGAGCTGTTTTCCGGCTACGCCGTCTCACACGGAATAAGGAACCCTCCGGAGAACTGCGCCCACCCTCGCGGAATCGCCTTGATGGACCCGCGACCGGAAGGGCTATTGCACGCGCCAGATGAGCCGGCGGCGGAAGCGGCCCGGTGGGTTGCTGACCTTTCGTGGGAAACCCTCTTCTCGGAGGAGAAGAGGTGGCACGAACTTGCCGTCCGCAACTCGTCGGCGTGCTACGTCCGCTGCAACGGAAAGGTAGTGGCTTGCGCCCCGTCGATCGTCGACGAGGTGCGAGGCAGCGCCCCGGACTACATCGTCCTGAAGTACGCACGGTCCCCGTGGAGCGAGTTCGAGAACCTCAAAGCCGTCTCCAAGGCCGCTGATGAAAACGCGAAGGAGGTTCCCGCCTTCGTGATCAACGGCGTGCGTGACGGCTACCGCGTGACGGGCATCTGCCCGGCGCGCATAAGCATCGAGGAGGGCCATCACTTGCTGCACATCGAGCAGTCCGTGGCGACCTTACTCGTAGCACCGGCGGACGGACTCCCGACGTGGGAAGAAGCCGCCTTGACCATCGGCAACCAATAGGAGAACGCCGAGATGACCACCGCAACCAAAGAGTGCCCGTTCGAGCTGTCCACCTTCGTCGACACCGAAGGCGACTTCGGCTTTTGCGTGGAGCGCGGCGAGTACGTCCGCGTTCACGTGCCCGACGAAGAAGAGGATGACCCGGTGCTTCTGCCGAGCCTCGCGGACGGATGGATGGCGCAGAAGGATGCCTCCGAGGAGCTGACTGCCGAGCAGTACGTCCGCGCCTGTGCATGGAAGGGCTACGTGGACACGGCCGAGGAGCCGCTCGAATTGGGCGATGCGGTCGAGCACGACGTGCACGACATGCTGTTCTCGCTCGCCGCCGCCGCCAAGCGGCACATGGGCGAGGAGAAGTTCCACGAATGGATCGGCTTCGAGACCGCACTCTGATCCACTGACGGAAGAGACCCCCGGTGCTGTACTGGCCGGGGGTTCTTTTTTTGTGGTACAACTCATGTCGCGCCGTAGAGCGGGCGCAGAGAGGAGGCAACCATGGAAGTGTTCCAACGGGCACAACGTTGGTATCTGAAAATCCCGTACTCGGCAGAGAACGTGGAGAAGTGCCGACGCATACCGGGCCAGCGGAAATGGTCCAAGCCACTACAGGCGTGGTCCTTCATGCCGACCCCGGACGTGACCGAGTACCTCCGCAACGCGTTTCCGAGCCTCGATCTCAGCGAACTGGATGAACTGAACGCCACGAGTGCGCGCCGCGCGCCCGACCGGGACTACGTGTACGCCACGGAACCGATGGGGCACCAGAAAGAGGGCTTCAACCTGTCGAAGCGGGAAGTCGCCTTTGCATACTTCATGGAGCAGGGCACGGGCAAGACTAAGCTGACCATCGACAACATGGCCTACCTCGCCGCCGTTGGCGAGATAGATTGCGCCGTGGTGATCTGCCCGGACATCGTGAAGTGGACGTGGCCGGAAGAGCTGGCCACGCACATGCCTGACTACATCGACTACGTGCCCGTCGTCTGGGAGGCGGGGAAGAACACGAAGAAGTTCAACGCGCACTGGGACCAGCAATGGGACATCGAGAAACTCCCGGTGGTGATCTGCAACGTGGAGTCCCTCTCCCGGAAGGGTCGGCTCTACAATGATCTCCTGAAGCTCGTGCAACAGCGCAGAGTGATGGGCGTCGTCGACGAGTCTGGCCGGATCAAGTCCGTGAGCGCGGAGCGCACGAAGAACGTCCTCTCCCTCGGCCCGCTCTTCGAGTACCGGCGCATCCTGACGGGTACACCGGTGACGGCCGGCCCGCTGGACGTGTTCTCTCAGATGAAGTTCCTCGACCCGATGATTCTTGGGTACGAGTCCTACTATGCGTTCCGCGCCCGGTACGCCGTCCTCGAACAACACGAGGCGAAAGGCCGGCGCTTCCAGAAGGTGGTGGGCTACCAGAATCAGGAGGAGCTGGCCGAGCGCATCGAGCCGTACTCCTTCCGCGTTCTGAAAGATGAGTGCATGGACCTGCCGCCGAAGGTCTACAAGAAGATCACCGTGCCGATGTCGCCGGAACAGCGGCAGTTGTACGAAACCGTGAAGCAGGAGGCGCTAGCCGAGTTCGGCGACGGCATGGTGAAGACTTCCATGGTCCTCACCAAGATGCTCAGGCTCCAGCAGATCGTCGGGGGCTATGTCGCGCTCCATGACCCGGAGGATGAGTTTGCGGAGCCGATGCTCGAACCGATTCACGATACGCCGTACGAGAACCCGAAGATTGCGGCTGTCCTTGAGTTGATCGAGGACAACCCCGGCCCAGCGATATTCTGGGCACGGTTCCGCGCCGAGCAACAACAACTCGTGTACGTTCTCGAAGAGAAAGCGCCCGGCCGGGTGGGACTCGTGAACGGCGACACGAGCAAGAACGAGCGCGAGGACATCCGCCGCGCGTTTCAGGGCGGTGAGCTGAGTTATTACGTGAGCAACCCTACGACCGGGATCGGAATTACTTTGACTCGGGCGGAGTGGATGGCATACTTCTCCAACACGTTCTCACTGGATCACCGGCTCCAGTCCGAAGACAGAGCGCATCGGAAAGGGCTGAATCACGCGGTCACGATCTACGACATCGTCATGCAGAACTCGCTTGACGGGAAACTGATCTCGACCCTACGGGAGCGGAAGTTGATCGCGGACCTGATCACCGGGGACGCGAAGAGCGGAAAACTGGGCGACTGGCTGTGACTGTATTCGTGACGCAGGACCTTCGAGGGGTGCGGAACCTCGACCTCTCGGACGCGAAGCGGTTCGGGGAACTGGTGTATCTGCTCCCCAACAATAAACAGAAGGTGCACGCACCGGCGCAAGCGACCCGCTCCGTGCGGAGTGCACTGTGGGCGAACGGCTATGAACGCGGAGACCACATTCTCTGCGTCGGCGACCCGACCGCGATTGCCGTGGTGGTAGCCGTCGCGCTCGAAATCCAACCGAACTGGCTGTGCCTTCTTCGGTGGGACAACACCGACCACATCTACTACGAGATCGAGGTGAAGTCATGACGGACCCGGAAGGGTGGGAAGGATTCGCGCCGGAGCCATCCGACGAGGACCTGAAGAATTTCGCGAAGGAAGTCGATGAGCTGGTCGCGATCGCGGATGAGATCGCGCTCGCGTCGGAGCGACTGAAGGAACTTCAGGCTCACTACCGCGCAGAGGAAGAGCGCCTCGCGGTGCGGATGAAGGAAGACCTCGGAATGGAGTCCATGACCACCGTGGACGGCCACTCTGTCCGGCTGAAGCGGGATGTCTACGCGAACATCCCCGAGAAGAACAAGGGTCGTGCGTACGACTGGCTCCGTGGCCAAGGGCTCGAAGCCCTGATCAAGGAACGGACGACCATCTCGGTGCACTCCGCTCAACTACGTGCCGCTGTCCGGGAACTTCTGGACAAGGGCATACAACCCCCGTCCGACGCGTTCAACGTGTTCGAGCGGGAAATCGTGAAGGTGACCACTCCCAAGTAGGAGAACAGCAGATGTACACCCAGAAGCAGTACGACGCCGTGCAGGCGAAGATCGAAGAAGCCCGCGCACTAAAGGAGGACCTGAAGGAACTGCGTGCCGAGGTGCGGAGCGCGAAGAAGGCGGAGCGCTCGGCCTCCACCGTGCTGACGCACGCCGAGCGCACGCTCAATGGCACGGAGAAGGGCGACGCTCAGTACAAGGACGCCAAGACGCTCCACCAGAACTGCAAGCGCGACCACTCCGCGGCAGTTAAGGATCACGCCCGCGCGGAGAGGGCGCTGAACAAGGCCGAGACCCGTCGGTCGAAGCTCCTCGCCGACGTGGTGGCGTTCCGGGAGAAGCACGGCCTGAGCACGAGGGGCCCGATCCCGGCACCGCCGGCGAAGGTGGCGTAACACCCAGAGCAACACGGTCCCAGCCGGCACCGAGAGACCGGCTTCAATGGAGAATGATGCAATGACGACTCGAAAGAAGGCAGTGGCAGAGACGAAGACCGAACTCCCCGTGATCGCTGGTCTGGAAGACTACGAGGGCGTCGGTGGCGAGGAAGTCACCTCCGCCGACCTCGCGATTCCGTTCCTGCGTCTCGTGCAGAGCAACTCGCCGCAGGCGAAGAAGTCGAGCCCGGACTACATCGAGGGCATCGAGGAAGGCGACATACTCAACACCGCCACCGGCCAGTTCTGGAAGGCGGACGAGGGGATCACCGTCCTCCCGGTGTACTACCGCCGCGAGAAGCTGGAGTTCATCCTTCAGTCGGAGGGCGGCGGCTTCGTGGGTGCCCATCCGGCGGACGCCGTGTTCCGCACGGAGAAGAACGAGAACGGGCGTGACGTGATCGCCGCCGGTGAGCCGAACGCTGGCAACGAGATTCTCGACACGATGCAGTTTTTCGTGATCGCTCTGCCAGAGGGCGGCGAGCCGTTCCTCGCCATGATGGGCCTCTCACGGACCCAGACGAAGTACGGCAAGCGGTGGCTGACCGCGTGCGTCCAGAACTACAACGGCCGGCGTCCGCCCATGTGGATGTTCAAGTGGCACCTGACCTCGCGGTTCGACCACAAGGACGATCACACGTGGGCCTCGTGGAACATCGCGAAGGTATCGGAGGAGCCGTGGTTCACGGACGTGCAGGACCCGCTCTTCCAGCTCTGCGCCGAGGCGTACCAGAACATCCGATCCGATTCCGTGAAGGTGGACCGGTCCCAGATGACCGACGCCCCGTCGGAGGAGACGAACGAGGAGGACGCGCCCGCCTACTGAGGTACGATCGGGGGCCCTTCGGGGCCCCTTCATCACATGCGCGGGAGAGCGACGCATGGAATTGGCGCAACAACTCGGCGGGCTGTTCCGCGGCCTAGACCGAGCGCACGGTGCCCTCCGTCTCAAGGGCAAGAAAGGCGAGAAGCTCGAAGGCAAGTACCAGATCAAGAAGGTCGGTCCCACAGAGGACGACTGGCAACTCCACCTCGATGGCCAGCAGTCCATCGGAATCTTCCCCCTCCGCGACGATGACCGGTGCTACTGGGGGTGCATCGACATCGACGAGTACCCGATCGACTTCGAGTGGCTCGAAGGCAAGCTAATCGACAACGGTATCCCCGCTGTCCTCTGCCGATCGAAATCTGACGGTGCACACGTCTTCGTCTTCGTGCAGGACGGGATCGAGGCAGGGCCCTTCCGGAAGAAGCTCCGGGACTGGGCCACCGCACTCGGCTACCCCAAGGCCGAAGTCTTCCCCAAGCAGGACAGCATCGAGGGCGACGAGGTGGGGAACTTCGTCAACATGCCCTACTTCGGCGGCACGCGCCTCGCCTACTTCAACGGGGCGAACATCGAGGACCCGGCCGCGTTCATCCGACTGGCGCGCACCGTAGCGCGATCGTCAGAGGATGTCCTGTCGTTTGTCCTCATGAGCGAGGAGGAGTTCGAGGACGGCCCGCCGTGCCTTCAACAGATGGTGAAGGACGGTATCGGCGAGGGGACGAGGAACGACTCGCTGTACATGGCGGGGGTGTTCTTCAGGCAGAAGCACGACGACTGGGAAGGGCGGCTCGAAGAGTTCAACGTCCGCTACGTCGATCCTCCCGTGGCGAAGCGGGAGATCAACCAACTGGCTGGCTCGCTCGCGAAGAACCCGGACTACTTCTACACGTGCGAGAAAGAGCCCATGTGCTCCCTCTGCCAGAAGGACCTCTGCCTCACGAGGAAATACGGTGTCGGCGGCGGGGCGAGCGTCACGTTGCCGCCCATGGGCCCGCTCAGGCGCATCATGTCCGACCCGCCGATATGGCGGATGGTGATCAGCGAAGTCGACTGCGTGTTCGACCGCATCGACGACCTCTTCGCCTACGCCCGTTTCCGCTCCGTCGTCATGACGCAGGTGCCGAGGGTGTGGCTCCCACCACTGAAGCAGAAGTCGTGGGACAGGCTGTTCAAGCCAATCTACGATGCCGAGGTGCAGGAAGACGCGCCGGAGGACTCGGGCGAGTTCGGCACGTTCGAGAACTTGCTATTTGATTTCCTGACAAGTAATGCTGTGTCTACTGATTCGGTCGCCGATATAGAGCGTGGCGTCCCTTACTTCGACGAAAAAACCAAGACAACCTATTTCAAGTCTGCGCATCTCATGGCTTACTTGAAGCGTCAGGGGTTCGGGGAGTGGAAGAAGTCGAAGGTATTCGCCCGCTTCAGGGAGCTTGGCGGGCTGGACGGGCACGTTACTTACTGGAGCCATGAACGGCGCGTCTGGTACATCGAGCTAGAAGAGTCACGCCTCGCCGGCGAGTTTGAGCCGAAGAACATGGGCGAGGAGTTCTGATGAAACGCTGCTACTGCGGAGAATGCCGCCAGTGCTTGGCGGCGGAGATGAGGGAGTGCAGGGAACTGCGCCACCAGAAGCGCCGCCAGAGCGGCCCGATCACAGGGAGAAAGAAGGGTGCGAAAGCTGATACTGGGCCCTCCCGGAACAGGGAAAACAACTCGACTACTTAATATCGTTGGGGGCCTGTTAGAGCGCGGCGTCCAACCGGAAGAGATCGTCTTTGCATCGTTCACGAAGGCCGCTTCGAATGAAGCGGCAGAGCGAGCGGCGGAGAAGTTCGGGCTGTCCAAGAAGCGCCTGCGCAACTTCCGGACGATCCATTCCATCTGCTATCAGGCGCTTCGCATGACGGGCGAGACCACCATGTCGAAGCGCGACTACATGGAGATCGGCGAGAGGCTGCACCTCACGTTCACGTTCGATGATGACGACGGCGAACTCGGCGGGCCCGGCGACACGGTGATGAAGATCGAGGAGCAGGCCCGCGTCCGGGGCATCCCGTTGGAGGACGCGCACCAACTCATCGACCCGGACGCCAACGCGGCCGTGCTGCGCGACTACGCGAACTCGCTCTCGGAGTACAAGCGCCTCCGTGGGATGCGCGACTTCACCGACATGCTCCACGACTTCACAGCGAAGGGCGAAGCGATGCACGGCATCAAGGCGTTCATCGTGGACGAGGCGCAGGACTTGTCCGCGTCGCAGTGGGCGGCGGTGCAGGTGGCATGGTCCGAGGCCGACGAAATCTACGTTGCCGGTGACGACGATCAGGCTGTCTTCGAGTGGTCCGGCGCGGATGTCGCGTTCTTCCTGAGCCTCGAAGAGGAGCAGGGCTTCGAGAAGGAGGTGCTCGCCACGACGTACCGGTTCGGCCCGGAGCTGGAGGAGTTCGCGAAGGGCCTGTCGTCCCGGATCACGAACCGGTACGAGAAGGACTGGTCGGTGGCGGGCGGCACCACGAAGATTCAGCGCCGCTCCGGTGCAACGCTCGGCCGTCTCCTGCACGAGGGCGACTGGCTACTCCTCGGCCGGAACCGGGCGCACCTCCGCCGCTTCGCGGACCTCTGCCGCGAGGAAGCGGTCCTCTACTCCTACCGAGGTGCAGACCCCTTCGGCAGGAAGAGCCCCGTGCGGGCGATCATCGGCTGGACGCGCCTGAAGCGTAACGGGCTGGTCGACTACGCCACGGCGCAGGAGATCATGCGGTGCCTCAAGGTCCCCTTCCGCGAGATCGACGCCCGGAAGCGGGTGTCCCGGTGGGACAAGTCGGGCACCGAGTTCTCCTCGGAGTGGTTCATGAACGCTGGCGTTCTCGGGGAGGCGTTCGACCACGACTGGATGACGGTACTTGCCATGGACCCGGACGACCGCGAGTACATCCGCGCGCTCCTTCGCTCCGGGGAGAAGTTCAGTAAGCCCCGCATCCGGATCGAGACGATCCACGGCTCGAAGGGCCGGGAGGCACAGCGCGTCGCGCTCGCCACTGACATCCGGCCGCGATCGTTTCGCGGCTACCTCGACAACCCGAATCAGGAGCACCGCGTGTTCTACGTTGGTGCCACTCGTGCGAAGGAGGAGTTGTTCGTGCTTACCCCTGAAACTGAAAAGTTCTACCCCCTCTGATGCTGTTCTCTCCGATCAGTGTTGATGCCATTGCCCGCGCACCTCGCGTGGCGGTGGACCTCGAAACGTGCGACCCGGACCTGAAGACGATGGGCCCCGGCGTGCGACGCGGCGCGTACATCTGCGGCTTCTCTGTCGCTGTCGATGGCTTGTCCTTCTACGCGCCGATCCGGCACGAGAGCGACAACGTGCCGGACCCGGAGAAGGCCCTCGCATGGCTCCGGGACGCCATGGCCACGAAGACGCAGAAGGTGTTCGCGAACGCGCTCTACGACCTCGACTTCCTGTTCGAGGCTGGCATTCGTGTGAACGGCCCCCTCATCGACGTGCAGGGCGTGGAGGCCCTCATCGACGAGAACCAACGCGAGTACAACCTCGAACGGCTCGGCCAGAAGTACCTGAAGCGCGGCAAGGAAGAGAACGAGGCGCGCGATTGGGTGGAGGAGCACCTCGGCAAGGCCGCAGCCAAGGACTGGAAGGCGCACATCTGGCGTGTGCCGGGCTCGATCGTGGCCCGCTACGCGGAGACGGACGCGGAGCTACCGCTCGAAGTCCTCGACAAGCAACTGGCGATCATCAAGGACGAAGACCTCGAACAGGTGCTGGACCTCGAATGCCGCTTGCTCCGGCCGGTCCTCCAGATGCGGCGGCGCGGCGTGCGGCTCGACATGGAACGTCTCGAAGGCGTCGGCGTGGAGCTAGACAACCGTGGGCGACGGGCCCAGTCGCGCCTGAACATGCTCGCTGGCGACCCGAAGAAGACGGTCAACGTCAACTCGGCGAAGCAACTCGCGGCGATCTACTCTGACATGGGCGTGGCGTTCCCGCTCACGGAGAAGGGGAACCCGTCCTTCGCGAAGGAATGGCTCGCGGCGCAGAACGACCCGGTCTCGAAGCTGGTCATGGACGTGCGGCGCTTCACGAAGCTCAACGGCACGTTCATCGAGGGCCTCAAGAAGCACGCGATCAGACAGCCCGATGGGCATTACCGGGTGTACACCCAGTTTCATCCGCTCAAGGGCGACACGAACGGGACCGTTTCCGGTCGCTTCTCGTCGTCCGGGCCGAACCTCCAGAACATCCCTTCGCGGGACAAGGAGCTGGCTCCGCTCATCCGGGGCATCTTCGTGCCGGAGCCGGGGAACGTCTGGTTCAAGCTCGACTGGTCCCAGATCGAGTACCGCATCCTCCTGCACTACGCGAAGGGCGACGTCGCGAAACAGCACCGGCGACTCTACGCGGACGAACCGACGACCGACTTCCACGTCATGGTCGGCGACTCGATGGGCATCCCCAGATCGGACCGCACGAAGGCCAAGGGCATCAACTTCGGCCTCGTGTACGGCCTCGGCGTGCCGTCCCTCGCAGGCCACCTCGGCGTGGACGTGGACGAGGCGAGGGACCTGTACGAGCTGCACCACGATACGGTTCCGTACGCCAAGGAACTCGATCGCGCCGTGAAGCGCATCGCCTCGACGCGGGGGTACGTGCACACACTCTCCGGCCGGCGTGCGCGGTTCCCGTTCTGGGAGGCGAGGGACTGGGAGGCGGCGAAGCGGCCCGAGAACAAGGCGCTGCGAAGCAAGGCCATGGCCGAGAAAATCTACGGGCAGGTGCGCCGCGCGTTCACGCACGCGGCGCTCAACCGGGTGATTCAGGGAGGCGCCGCCGATGCGATGAAGAAGGCGGTGGTCGACCTGTTCGAGGCGAAGTGGCACGGCGGCTCGGTACCTCTTCTGACGGTGCACGACGAGCTGGATTTCGAGCTGCCCGAGGACGAGGCACGGATCGTCGTTCCGAAGATCAGGAAGACCATGGAGAGCGTGTACCCGTTGCGAGTGCCGTTGCTCTGTGACGTGGAGATGGGCCCCGACTGGGGACACGTGGAGGAGTGGTCATGAAGACGGAAGCGAAGTTCTGGGAGGCGCTGCGCGACAAGGTGCTCAAGCGGAACCGGGTTCACTGGCTCCGTCTCGAAGATGCGGCCATGCGCGGCCTGCCGGACCTTTACATCGCTCGCGGCGGACGCTCCGCGTGGATCGAGTTGAAGCTCGTGCCGAAGCTGCCTGCTAGAGAGACTACCCCGATCCGCACGACCACCACCTCTGAGCAGGTCGAACAGCTTCGGCAGATGAGGAAGCTCGGCGGGATGCCGTCGTGGCTTCTCGTGGCCATCGACGAGCGCGCGTTCCTGTTCGAGCCCATCGAAGCCAAGGAGGTCCAGCTCGGTGCGCCTTTCGCGAGGTGGCGACAACTGGCTACTCATGTGGTGGCGCTCGAATCGCTCCTGTGCCGTCCGGAGTGGCACATGGTCGACGATCAGGCTGAGTTCCTTCGGGTGTTGTTCGAGGAACCGCTTGCACCGAGCAATTGAACATGATGCAATTGACGCCTCTGCGATAGAGCGGCAGAGAGACAAGGGAGGAAACGATGCTCAGAAGGATGATCCACCGGTTCCTCGTGTGGTGGGACCGCTCGGCTCTGGAAGCGTGCTCATTGGATCTTCGGAAACTTCGCCGCGAGGTCGAGCTTGAGGAGGGCCATCTGCTGCGGTGGGACGCGCTCTTCAATCACCCGACGCATGGCGAAGAGGCAGTCGAGATCGCAGACCGCGCCTCGTCGTGCGTGAGGGCGCTCCGGGAGCGCGGCGAGGAAGCGATCGTGCCGTGGCACAAGGTAGAGGGCGATCACTACGTCGTCTGCTACCGCGAGTGGCACGAGAAGGAGCGACGGCTCGAAGCTGACTGGCCGGAGGTTCTCTCTGACGCGAAGAACGTCGCGTACATGCGCAACGGGTACCAACCCCTCGAATGGCAGACGGCAGAGAAGGGGAAACTCTGGTTGGCCGACACGAAGGACGGCCGCTACTCGATCTGGAAAGGAGAACCGCTGTGAAGGTTCTAGGACTGGGTGAAATACCTACCGTGGTGACGGACGTCGGCTCGCTTCCTGTGGGCGCGCTGTTCCGGATGAAGAACGGCTCGACGACGCTCTACATCAAGATCGGGGCTTCGGACGGGGGCGACAGGAACCGCGAGCCACCGCCGAGGCGCGGTACCGAATCCATCGACTTCGGTACCGCCCTGAACCTCGACACGGATGAGCTGGAGGTCATTCCTCGCTACCACCAAGCGATCCCTCACCGGGGCTACGTGGTGAACGAGGGGCCGATGCCGAGGTCGGAACAGGAGTGATGGTGCCCCCGGAGAACAAGGACCCGAACTACTACATCGGCTGGTTCAAGCAATTTCTCGGAACTAACGATGCGACGTTGGCGCGGGAAGGGTGGGAACATTTCAAGGAAACAGGCGAGATGCCGCACAGGGGGTGGAAGCTCATGGAAACGGAAAAAGTGACAGTCGACGTAAGGCTGATCGTGGTGGAGGGCGGCTTCGCCGAAGCGGTGGAGCGCGCCGGCGAGAATGTGTTCACGTCCGAGATTGTCGGTGTCGAGGCCAGTGGCCGAGAAAGGTGGACTGTCCCTGCCTTCAGGGACTGGGCATTCGAGTGCCGCCAGATGATTCGACGGGGCGAGCTGCACGCGGCGTTCGCGGAGGTGAAGCCGGATGTCGCGAAGCGGCTCATGCCGAAGGCATTCGAGGCCGCAGGACGAGCACGCGGCGAGTCGTGCTGGTTCGTCGTCACGCTAGACGGAGAGTGAGATGAAGTATTTCGAGTTGATCCGTGGCCAGTGCTCTGCGTCGGGCATTGGCGGGAACAGGGCGGCCGAGTTGCGTGCCATTGGAGAGCTTGCCGACGCCGAGATCGCCGCCCTCAAGGCCGAGTGCGAAAGGCTTCGGGAGGCGCTTGGTTTCGTGGCCGACCACAGCACCGAGCCTAGCATCGTGCGTCGCGTAGACAGCGCCTTGTTGGGACAGGGCGAACTCTTCTAACCCTAAGTGCTTGTCTTGCAAGGAAAAACAGGATGGACAGGAAGTTGTTCGAGATCATCGTGAAAGAGCTTCTCGATCCCGATGACGTGTTCGAGCGCGCCTCGATCATGTCGTCGGAGGAGGTGACAAGAGCATGGATGCGGGCGTGCAACTATGACCAAGAGCTGGATCGGTTCGAGCGCTTGGTGACGGTGATGAAAGGACCAGAGGCGACACGACGGTTCTCCACCAATCGAGGCCGAGGCACGGGCGACTATGTTCGGCGCGAGGTTCAGGAAGCATGGGAGGAGTGGAAGAAAGCATGAACATCCGAAAGAAAAGCTGGCGAGAGCAGAACGAGAAGGCGCTTCTCCTGATCCAGCCGCGTCAGTGTCACGAGGTCGAGGAGTTCTATCGCAGGGAGGGCGACACGCTCGTGCAGACGGTGGACCGCGTTCGCAGATGCCTCGGCGTCACGAAGCGATCGTGGTTCTACTGGCGCGCGGGCACGCGGCCCATGCCGGCCTACATCCGGCGACTGGTCAGCACCACGGTGGAGATGATCCGACGACTCGACGACGCGAAGAAGTCCGAGCGCGAGTTCCTCGTGGACTTGCTGCACCGCAAGGAGCTTCCCATTCACTACGACTCGGAGCATTGAGATGAGGATGGTGGCAAGCGTGGGCGTTCGGCTGATGGCGGCGGCGTTCACGCCCTACCCCAACGAGTTGTTTCTTCTCGGTCTCGGGGCCGGCGTGACGTCGTTCGTGATTCTGACCTTGTGGCTGTTGCTCGGGTGATGGGCTCCACGGTCAGGTTCATCGAAGAGTGGTACGCGCAGAACCGTGGAGGGTACGCGCACCGGGCTCTCGGGTTTTCTCTGGTGACGTGGGCGAGGTGGGTGGAGGGCCAGCGCGACGTGAAGCTCAGGTGGGAGTCGTCGTACTTCGACCTCGTGGTCCGGATCATCGCCGAGGACCCTCGATTCCTGCCCGACGTCGAGACTCCGCCGGTGCAGATCGAGCGCCCCGTTGCGTGGTGCACGCGCGCCTACGGGCCCGACGCGGTGGCCGACTGGATGATGATCATCGAGCAGGGATTCGGCGGCTACGGGCCCGCGCAGGAGGCGCTCGGCGTCGGAAACGGCACGTGGTACCGGTGGGCGGACCCTGCCGAGAGGCGTATGCCGGGGGTCCGGCGCTACGTCCGCACGGTGGCGAGGATTTTCGAGGCAGGTCAAGCGTTTAGCTCGCTTCCGAGGGCGCTGTGGCCGACTCTGGTGTAGCTCCTTCTTCCAGTACGCGCGCGCCGTACGCGCACGCGCGATGGTTTTTCCCATCTGGGTCTGGAAACGGAACGAAAAACAAATTCGAGGCTGATCAATGGGTTACGAGATAGGGACGATCTGGGCCGATCGTCCCTCTTCTAGTACGCGCGCATGGGGATGCGATTTTGCACTCATTGCAACAAACACGCTCTGGAGAACACTGTATGGATAAACACGTCAGCTACGGCGAGACCCGCGACCCGGTGAACCTGAAGGCGCACTCGCAGAATCCGAAGCAGCACACGAAGTCGCAGATCGACGGGATCGTCAGGTCGATCGAGCGCTCGGGGTTTGCACCGCCGATCTCGATCACTCCGGAGGATGTGATTCTTGCGGGACACGGGAGGTGGAAGGCGGCGAAGCAGATGGGCCTGACCGAGGTGCCGGTCACGGTCATGCACGGGATGAGCGAGGCGGAGCAGCTTGCCTACGTCGTGGCCGATAACGAGTTGTCGGCGATGACGGGGAACGATGAGGAGATACTCGCGGCGAATCTTCAGGAGATGCGCGATCAGGGCGTGGACATCACTTCGCTCGGCATTGGCAAGAAGAAACTCGATGAGTTGCTCGAACTCAGCGGCAAGGACCCGCTCGAAGACAAGCTCGGGGATGCGTACGAGGATCAGGTCGGTGTGAACCAGCTCGGAGCGATGGTCCTCGATCGGGCAGAGGATTACTTCATGCCGTGGGGTTGGCCGAAGTTGCGCGATGATCGGAGAGGCACGCTCGATCCGATCATCGAGGCAGGCGGAGTGATCTGGGTCGGATCGCACCGGACGGAAGCGTTGCCAGCAGGGCGAGGCGGGTATCTGTACATGTACGGATCGGACTCGACGCAGGGGATGCCGACTGACGAGACGACGATGGGGTTCTATGTCGACGACAAGCGGTTCGAGAGGGTCTGGAACAATCTGCCAGCCACCACGTCGAAGTTTCTCAACGCGGGCATCAAGCAGTGCATCCTGCCGAACTACACGGAGGACGTGACCGATGGACTGGCGGTGCAGCTCTACCAGTTCTATCGGTGCTACCACATCGGGCGCTACTGGCAGGAGGCGGGGATTCCGGTGATCCCTGATCTGCGGTACCTGTTGGACCCGGATGCGCAGGCGGCGACGATCGGCACGGGTGGGGATTGCTCGGTGCAGATTCAGACCTTCTCGACCGAAGAGGAGGCGGACGAGATGCGGCGGATGATCGGCGAGACGCTTGAAGCGGTTCAGCCCGATCGGCTCATGGTGTACGCGGGGCCTCCGGGACTGGTACTGGGCGAGGAGATCGGGAAGCGGCACAATGTGGAGGTCTTCCTCGTGCCGAACAGGTCGGTCGCTATGCGGCGCGACATGGCGGCACGGAAGGATGACCTCCGTTGATCAACACGAGGAACAGCACGATGGGTGCAACGGTAACCGGGGTCGGTCGTGGCCGATCCAATACGCGAGTCGCGGCGACTCTCACGGGCCAGACGCGAGCCGCAGCAGAGCGTCGCTTCCAGTCGGGCCTGAACGCGGGCCTGTCGGAAGGCGAGGCCCTCCGTCGGGCCATGGCGTCGGTAAACGGACGCTGATCTGATCTGGACTATCGGGGGGTCCGGGATGGGCCCCTTCGTCACTGGGGGAACCAATGGCGCGCAGGATCGACAACGGACTCGTGTACGAGGAGGACGGGGAGATTCACTTCCGTGAGAACGTCCTCGACATCCTCTCGAATGCTGCCGGACTGGGACTCACCCTGCCGCTAATCTGTGGTGTCCTCGGCATCTCCACGACTACCCTGCACACGTACTTGAAGCACCCCGTGACGGGGCCGAAGATTGCCGAAGCGTTGGCGTCGGGAAAGGGCAAAAGTGCCTATGCCGTGGCGAACGCACTCTTCAAGCGAGCCTCTCAGGGCGACGTCGCTGCCATACGTTGGTACGAGATGACTCGGCTCAACATGAGCGAGAAGTCGGACGTCGCTGTCTCGGACAACCGCATGGTCGTCGGCGAGGCAACACGAGTCGAAGACGAAGATTCGTGGAGCAAGGAAGCCGTCGAAGGCTCCTACCAGCGCATCGAGAAACAACCCTCTGAATGACACCTAACGGTTCCACCAAGGCGCATCCGTATCGGCACCCCTTTACTAGGGGTGCGTACAGGAGCTTCCCGAAGTTGAGCGGAACGGGAAACTCTCGTGCGCGTGCACGTACGCGGGCGTGCGCGACGCGCGAATACACCCAGCCAAGGTGCACGTCAAGTGAGTGACGCGACGGAGTGGCTCGACGATCTCGCGGACATGGGCCTGCCGGTGCAGGACGTCGCGCCGGTCTCACAGAGGCCGATCATCGCGACGCCGCAGGAAGGCCCGCAGAAGGCGATGATCACGAGCCCGGTGTACGAGGTGCTGTTCGGCGGTGCCCGCGGCGGCGGGAAGACCTACGGGGCGTTGCTCGACTGGGTGTATCACTCGGACCGTCTTGGCAAGAAGGCGAGCGGGATCATCTTTCGCCGCACCTACGACGAACTCGACGAGGTGGTGAAGACCGCAGCCAACCTCTACGTCCCACTCGGTGCACGTCACCTCGTCGGCGCGCGGTCCTTCGAGTTCCCGAACGGCGCGATCCTGAAGTACCGCTTCCTCGAAAAGGACAGCGACGCGGATCGCTATCAGGGCCACCAGTACACGTGGATTTGCTTCGACGAGGTGACCAACTGGGCGAACCCTGCACCGCTCAACAAGCTGCGCGCCTGCCTGCGCGGCCCCATCGACCCGAGGCAGTTCCGCCTCCTGTGCACGGGCAACCCCGGCGGTCCCGGCCACAACTGGGTGAAGGCGCGCTACATCGACGCCGCGCCGCCGTACGTGCCGCACGGCACGCCGGGCAAGCGGATCGTGTTCATACCGTCGCTGTACAAGGACAACCCCGCGCTCGCGCTCAACGACCCCGGCTACCTTGACCGGATCACCGAGGACGTGCCCGAGTGGCTTGCGAAGGCGTGGGTGGACGGCGACTGGAACATCGTCGCTGGCGGCATGTTCGACGACGTATGGGACACGACGACCCCGCACGCCACCATGGACGAGAAGCCATGGGGCTTCGGCAACATCTGCCAGCCCTTCGTGATCCCGCACTCGTGGTCGATCAAGCGGTCCTTCGACTGGGGCTCGTCTCGGCCCTTCTCCGTCGGGTGGTGGGCAGTGAGCGACGGCACGTGGGCCAAGGCCCCCGGTGAACGCACGGTGATCGTCCCGGCTGGAACGATGTTCCGCATTCACGAGTGGTACGGATCGACCGGCGAGCCCGACGTGGGGCTCAAGCTGCTCGCCACCGAAGTGGCTGAGGAGATCATCGAGATCGAGCGCGACCTCACGAAGAAGGGCGGCATCGCGCCCGGCCACAAGATCAAGGCAGGCCCGGCGGACGCCGCGATCTACGCAGCCGAGAACGGCGTGTGCATCGCCGACGACATGCGGAAGAACGGCGTGACGTGGCTCCCTGCCGACAAGTCGCCGGGCTCACGGGTGAACGGGTGGGAGCGAATGCGGCAGATGTTCAAGGCCGCGGGCCAGCCGGTCATCGAGAATCCGGCTCTGATCGTGTTCAATACGTGCCGCGACTTCATCCGCACGGTGCCTGTGCTGCCCCGCGACAAGAAGAAGATCGACGACGTGGACACGAGCGTGGAGGACCATATCGGGGACGAAACCCGCTACGCTGTCATGAAGCCCGCGAGGAAGCTCTCCAAGGTGCGAACGAGGACCTGACCCATGGCGGTGGATGCAACGCACGACCAGTACGACTTCTACGCTGAAGACTGGCGCACGATTCGCGACCACGTGCAGGGAAGCCGCCGCGTCAAAGAAGCCGGTTCGCGCTATCTGCCGATGCTCGGCGATCCCTCGAACCCGGTGGACCGCGCCGAGTACGAGAAGTACAAGGCCCGCGCCATGTACTACCCCGGTGCCAGCCGAACGAAGTCCGCGCTCCTCGGATCGGTGATGCGTGTCGCCCCCACGGTGGGGGACGTGATCGAGGAGCGGTTCCCGGACGCGCTCAAGTCGATCACCGACGACAACCGGTCGTTCGTCGACCTCGCCCAGCAAGTCGTGGACGAGACCATCGAGGTGAACCGGTGCGGCGTGCTCGTCGATGCGCCCACGGTGGGGGACGTCAACACGCTGCCCTACCTCGTCATGTACACGGCAGAGCAGATCATCAACTGGCGGTACGAGTACGTCGAAGGGAAACTCGTCAAGACGCTGGTGGTGTTGCAGGAGGAGGTGGTCGAGTCGGGTGACGACATGCTCGACGAGCCTGACAAGATCACGCGCTACCGGGCGCTCATGCTCGCCCCGGTCGACCCGGAGTTCCCCGACGGCCCTCGCATCTACAAGCAGCAAATCTGGGAAGAGGTAGTCCGCGACGACGAGTCGGGTGCAGAGCGCCGACCGTCGTCGCCGCAGGGGGACGCGGCAGACCAGTCGCCCGCGGCTGACCTTGAGATGATCGAGGAGATCATCCCGACGCGGCGTGGCGAGATGCTCGCCGAGATTCCGTTCTTCTTCGCCTCGACGCTCGGCGACGTGCCCGAGATCAGCAAGTCGATCCTCATGGACGTAGTGGACGTGAACGTCTCGCACTACCAGTCGAGCGCGGACCTCGAACACGGCCGGCACTACGTCGCGCTCCCCACTCCGTGGGTGGCCGGCTTCGAACTCGAAGAGGGCGAGAAGCTGGTACTCGGGCCGTCGCAGGCATGGATCACGCAGAACACCGAGGCTCGTGCGGGCATGTTGGAGTTCACCGGCTCCGGCCTCACCGCTCTGGAGAAGGCGCTCGAACACAAAGAGCGGCTGATGGCGACGCTCGGCGCTCGCCTTCTGGAGCAGACCCGCTCCGGGGTGGAGACCGCCGAGACCGCACGCATCCGTCAGAGCGGCGAGCAGTCGGCCCTGTCGAACGTGTCCGACGGTGCGGGCTCGACGCTCACCGAGGTGATGCGGTTCTGGGCGTTCTGGGCTGGGCTCGAAGACACTGACGACGTGGAGGTGACGCTCAACCGCGACTTCATCGACACGCGCCTAGCCCCGGCAGAGGTAACTGCGCTCATGAACGCGTACCTGTCGGGCGGCATCTCGTACTCGACGCTGTTCATGAACCTGAAGAAGGGCGAGGTAGTCGCCCCGGACGCGGATGAGGGCGACGAGCGCGACGCGATCCTGAGCGACCCCATCATCGCCGAGCAGCGCGTCCAACCCAGTGAAGGTCAGGGTGATCAGTAGTGGGCATCGCGGAAGACCTCCGCGACGGCGCGATACTGCATACCGTGCAGATGCACCGCGTCGAGGCGGGCACGCGGCGGAAGGCGATTGCCGAGCTGCGCCGCATGGCTCGCGAAGTGGAGGCCGCGCTTCGGTCGTCCCCGTCAACTCGCCTTCGCGATCTCCAGAGCCTCCTCAACGACACCATCACCCGCTACATGGACCAGATACGCGCGAGCGTTTTGGAGGACTTGGAGGCTGTCGCCGTTCTGGAGTCGGAGGTTGCGGCGGGAAACATCGACCGCGTGATCGGGGTGGGCGGCATCGCGACGCGGATCACGGCTCCGCAGATGAACGCCTCCCTGTCCGCCCTGTCGCAGAACGCGACCTTCCGTGAGTGGTGGCGCAGGCAGTCCACCAAGGCCAAGCAGCTTGTGGGCGATCAGGTCCGTTCCGGGGTGCTACGCGGAGCGCCCATGCGCGAGATGGTCGGAGCGGTGCGGGACGCGCTGGCCGTGAACGAGCGCCAGTCCTCGGCTATCGTTCGCACCGGCGTCATGACCGTGGCGAACAAGGCCCGCGAACTCACCTACCTGAACTCCGGCGACCTCGTGAAGGGGGTGCAGGCTGTCGTGACGTTCGACACGCGCACCTCGGCAATCTGCCGTGCCCGCTCCGCGTTCGCTTGGGACAACGACGGCAATCCGTTAGCAGGCACCCCGACGAACATCGACTACCCCGGACCGCCGCCATGGCACTGGAACTGCCGAACGACTATCGTGGCGGTCCTTCGCGGGCTGGACGAGATGGCACCGGGCACCGCCGACCTCCTGCCGGAGGAAACCAAGGCGAGCATGGACGGCCAGATCGCAGCCGACACTACCTACGAGCAATGGTTCAACGCGCAGTCTCAGGAGCGGCAGGAAGACATCCTTGGCCCGGCCAAGCTCCGCCTGTACAAGAAGGGTCGACTCTCGTTCGCGGACATGGTTGACCAGACTGGCAACGAGCTGACCGTGGGCGAACTCCGGAAAAGGCTAGGGGTATGAGGCTTGATGGACGACATCACATTGAAAGCGAGCGCCATGATCGGCGGAGCGGTAGGGTTCGCCGCAAGCCTACTCGGCCTAGTTCAGTGGCAGCGCCGGATCGCCGTGCAGGACGCCGCGCGGGAGATGGCCCAACAACGCGTGATGGAGCGTCTGGACGAGATGATGGTTGTCGAGAGGAAGCTGGCGGAGGTGCTAAGTCATCCGGGCGATACTTCCTTTTCCGTCGCCCCGGTTCTTCAGAACCAACGGGAGATAATCGAGACGCTCAAGCGTATCGAGGAGAACTTGCAACCACGATCGTCACAGCACCGAAGCACCTGATTCTGGCGTGGCTGGTCTTGTTCCTGTCGGCCGTCGCCCTGTTGGTGGGGTGCCCTGTCTGATTGCGGCGGAGCGCGGGACGCCGTAGAACTTCCACCACCCGCCAAGGAGATCGACACACATGAACCTCTCAGCACTGGTAGCGATCATCGAGCGGCTCATTGCCGTCCTCCCGGCCGGGGCCTCTCAGGCTCTTCGGGACATGGCAGACGAGAAGGCGAAGGAGCTCGCTGGCCTCGTCCTAGACCGCGTGGAGAACTGGATCGACAAGCGCGACCTCATGGCCGACGAGACGGAGACCCCGCTCGACGACCGCGCGTACGCGTACATGGAGACCCAGCTCAACAAGCTCCGGGACCGGTACGGCATCGAGGACAACTCGTCCGATGGTGATGACGACGGCACGGACGGCGCGCCGGCTCCGTGAACTGGCTCGGGCTGATCGAGAAGATCGTTCGGCCCCTCATGGTCGCGCTCGGCCTGTGGAAGGTGAAGCAGGCCGGGCGTGCGGAGGCCGAGGCGGAGCAACAGGAGGCGAAGGGTGAAGCTCTCAAGAAGCGGATCGAGGCGGAGCGTGCTGCCAATCGTGCTACTGACGACGAGCTTGCTCGCCAGTTGCGCGGCGAACTCCGGGACGGAGACTGAAGCAGCCGTATGGCCCCCGATCTGCGTGAGCGCAGACCTCGTGCCTCGCCTCATCGCTTTTGACCGCGACCTCGCGGTGCAGATAGCGGCCCACAACAACCTGTTCCGGGCCCTCTTCGGGGACGAGATGTTCCAAGAGGCTTGCCGGGACGCATTCTGAGCTGTACTTTCGCGCTCGATAACGCAAGGGGAACTTGCCAATGCCGCTGAAACCTGAACTGGACTCGCTCGATGGTGTCGACGAGCCGCTTCACGATTACTACAAGCAGGAAGAGGACGGCCGCTATCGGCTGGACCTCGAAGGAATGCCCGACGTGTCGGGCCTGAAGAACGCCCTGAATCAGGAACGCGAGAACGTCGCCGCACTGAAGCAGCGCGTGAAGGGCTTCGGCGACATGACCCCGGATCAGGTCCGGGCGCTTCAGGAGGAGATCACGACCCTCCGCGCGTCCGCCAAGGGGGCACCGTCGGAGGAAGAGATCAATGCGCTGGTCGAGGAACGTATCGGCACGCGCCTTCAGGACAACACGCGCTCCCACGAGGAGAAGTACAAGGCGCTCGAATCGAAGTACACGCAGGTCTCCAGCATTCTGGAGACGTCTGCGGTTCGAGACGCGCTTCGCCGCGTGGGTGCGGACATCGGCGTCGCGGAAGGCGAGCCAATGGAAGACTTCATCATGCGCGGTCGGTCCATCTTCAAGATGGTCGACGGTGAGGTGAAGCCCTTGGACGACAAGGGCGAACCGGTGTACGGAGCTGATGGCATCGCCATGCTCTCGATGAAGGAGTGGGGCGAGGGACTCGCCAAGAAGGCTCCGCACCTGTTCAAGAGCAACTCAGGCGGGGGAGCCGCCAACCAAGGTGGCAACACGGGTGGTGCCCGTGCTGTCCGAACCAAGGCGGACCTCGGGAAGCGCGGCTACCCGTCCCGCACGGAGTACATCTCCGAGCAGGGGCACGAAGCCTACCTCGCGCTTCCCAAGGAATGACCTGAACCCCTATCTGGAGATCGCCTAGATGCCAATCGGTCAGGCAGCAGGAATGCAGATTTACGAGGAGCAGTTCTACGCTGGCTTCTCGGAGGTCCTCGAAGAGAACGCGAACATCTTCAACGAGCAGTCCGCCGGGGCGATCCGCCTCGTGCCGCGTCGGCTGATCGGTAACTACGAGCAGGGATCGTTCTTCACGAACATCACCGACCTCGTGACCCGCCGTGACCTCACCTCGGTCGCGTCGGCAACCGATCAGGCAGCGCAGATGGACGAACTCGTGTCCGTGAAGGTCGCCCGCAAGATCGGTCCGGTGGCCAACACGCTCGACTCGTTCCGCAAGATCGGTCGCGATCAGCAGGAACTGTCCTTCGTCCTCGGCCAACAGATCGGTCAGGCGGTGGGCATCAACTACGTCTCGGCGGTCGTCACCTCCCTCGTGGCGGCGATGGGTGGTCAGGCGAACGCGCGCACCTTCACGGCCGAGGCGACCACGACCCCGACGCACACGCACCTCGCCAACATGCTCGCTGGCATGGGCGACCGGTCCGACCGCATCGTGGCGTGGGTGATGCACTCGAAGAGCTACTGGGACCTCGTCGGGCAGGCCATCGCCGACAACGTCTACGAGGTAGCTGGCGTCACGATCTACACCGGCAACGTCGCTTCCTTCGGGCGACCGGTGATCGTCACGGACAACGCCGCGCTCATCGACACCGTCCCGGCGACCGACGAGTACAAGGTGCTGGCTCTGGTGGCAGGCGCGGCCGAGGTGACGGAGTCCGAGGAACGGGAGATCGTCGGCGAGATGGTCACCGGCCTCGAACAGCTCGTCTTCCGTCTGCAAGGGGAGTATTCCTTCAACCTCGGAATGCGCGGCTACAAGTGGGACATGGCGAACGGCGGTGCGAACCCGCTGGACGCCGCTCTCGGAACGGCCTCGAACTGGGACTTCGTGATGGACGACGTGAAGTCCGGTCCCGGCGTCATCGGCACGTTCACCTGATCCGCGGCTGGTCCGGGTGACCAGTCTCCTGTAGAGGGGGCCTTCGGGCCCCCTTTGCGTATCCGTTGGAGGGAATCCAATGCCCGAAGTCGACTACCGTCCACGCATGGTCTACGGCTACATGGTGGACCCGGCGCAACTCACTCTCGCGCGGCAGACGTGGCCGGGTGCCCGTTTCCGCAATCTCCCGCTGTACGATGGCGAGATCGAGATCAGACGGCCGCGTGCCCCGCACGAGCGCGTCACGGTCACGGTTCTCCTGCCGCACAACGCGGGCGATACGCTCCACGCGAAGTCCCAGCAAGTCCTCGAAGCGCACACGGACTTCCCCTGCGACGTCGAGGTGTACGTTTCGAAGGAAGACGGCTCCGTGTCGCAGGTCACTGATCCCGCCCCGGTGGACCCGGAGCCGGAGTCGAGCGACACTCCGATCGAGGAAGAAGACGACGACAGCGGGCCGGACGTGCCCAAGTCCCCTCCGGGGCGGCGTCGATCCAGATAGGGAGCTAGCACATGCCCGCAACCATCGTCGCCACTGCCGGGGCCGCTGACGCGAACTGCTACGTCACGCTTCCCGTCGCGAAGGCCCACGTGGCGACGATGATGCACGCGGAGTCATGGAACTCCTCGCAGGACTCAGACCGCATCGTGGCGCTGATCCGCGCTACGCGGCTCCTCGACCAGTTGTACCAGTGGAGCGGGGCCCGAACGGACCCCACGCAACCGCTCGCGTTCCCGCGCACTGGTGTCTACCGCATCGACCTTCCGCACGACGCCGAGGACCGCCTCTTCGAGACGGACACGATCCCGAGCTGGCTCGAAGAGGCCACCACGGAACTCGCCGTGCACATCCTCGGCGGCGACCGCGAGGGCGACCAGTCCGCGCAACTCAAGTCGGTCAGCTTCGGCGGGCTCAACGCGAACTTCGCCGGCACGAGCAAGACCCCTCTGATCCCCGATGCCGTGGAGCGACTGGTCAGCCACTACGGCCAGAAACGCTCCGGCGTGTCCCGGTCGGTCGTGCGTCGATGAAGGCGCAGATCGCGGAGGGGCTCGTCGCGGCCTTCGAAGCGCATCAACAGGTCGGGCTCACTCAACGCGTGCAGGTCATCACCTCGACCTACAACCCTGACACGCTGTCCACGAACGAGATCGGACGCTTCGTGCAGGCCATGATCGGCTCCGTCTCCCGCAGCCGCGCCGCCAACTACCCCGCCGAGGCGGGCGATACGGAAGCGGTGTTCCTCGTTCGTGACGTGGGCGAGCTGTCCTTGTCGGACCACGTCGTGAAGGAGAACTCTGACGAGTTCACCATTGCGTCGCTCGAACTGGACCCGACCGAGACTGTCTACTCCGCGATACTGAGGCGCGCGTGAAGACCCAGAAGCAGCACACCAAGGACTTCGCCAAGGCCGTGAACCAGTTCGCCGAGGCGTACGGTGCCGACGTCGGAAAGGTGCTCGACCTCACCGCGCTGCAACTGCACAAGTCGATCGTCATGAAGACGCCGGTCGACACCGGGCGCGCGCGTGGGTCGTGGACCATCGGACGGAACCAGATCGCCTCGCCCGGAGGGCTGTACCTGAAGGGCGTGCGCGAGAGCGGCGATCGCGAGCGGCGCACCTTCCTCAAGTCCGGCAAGAGCAAGGCGACGGACACCATCTTCATCGCGAACAACGTCGACTACATCGAAGAGCTTGAGCGTGGCAGCTCTCGGCAGGCCCCGGCAGGGATGTTCGCCATCACCATCCGCGCCTTCCGGCGCTACCTCCGTGCGGCCCGGCAGAGGGTCAAGAAGCGATGAGATCGGAAGAGAACTTCGCCTACCACGTCGAGCGGCTCATCGTCGGCCGGGTGCAGACCGAGCTTGCTGGAACGCGGAACCGCACGGTGCAGATGCCCAACGGGCCGACCGTGGACACGTCGCCGTTCATGCGCGCGACGCTCCTATGGGACGGCCCGGACGACACGCAGTCCGTGGGCGTGCGGGGCTATGCTCAGGTCGAAGGCTTGCTGGTAGTCGACTGCTTCGACAGAATCGGCGCGGGCAGTGGAACTGCTCTCGCCATGGCGGGCGAGGTCATAGAGGTGTTTCGGCGGGGAACGCAGATCACCGACGCGGAGCTGGACCTCACGGTATCCTTCCGCACACCGGCACCACAGGCCGGATCGGACGACGGTAGAGGCTTCTATCAGGTCCCGGTTCAGTGCCCGTGGTTCATCTACGTTCATCACAGCGAGGCTTGACCAATGCCGAAGGCACAGGGTTCCCGCGTAGAACTGTCGTACCTCCTCGAAACGACGCCCGGCACGACTCCGGGCGTGGGCACGTGGAACACCATCCGGAAGACCACGGAGGACCTCCGTGGCAACCGCGACACCGTCGAATCCGGCGAGATGCGGGCTGACCGCGAGGTCGCGGCGCACATGCGCGGCAACATCAACGTGGGCGGTTCCATCAACGGAGAGGCGTGCGACGCCGCGTTCGACTGGGCGCTCTTCTCGCTTATGTCCCGTTCGGCCTACACCGACAGCACCTACAACTCCGGCGGCTCGGGCATAGAGGCCGTGGCCGGTGCCATCGGCACGCAGGCGTTCATCTGCACCGACGCAGGCGGTCCGCCCCCGGCCGGATCGTGGATCGAGACCTCGGGCTTCAACACGGCTGCGAACAACGGCCTGTTCTTCGTGCTGTCCGTGTCGGGCACGTCGGCCTTCGTCGCCGGCGGCACCGATCTGGTCGACGAGGCGGCGGGCGTTGGGCAACAGGCAATCTCGCGCACGCTCACGAAGGGCACCACCGAGCAGCACTACTCGATCCGAAAGGCGATGACGGACATCGAGGAGTACATCACCTACGGTGGGTGCCTCGTCGACTCCCTTCAGGTGTCGCTCGCGAACAACGCTCCGGTGGGGCTGACGATCGGCATCAATGGCATGAACCAGACCGTGACGGATGCCGCCGCGCCCGCCTCGACTCCGATCAATGAGGCGGACCCGTACGAGTCCTTCGAGGGGATCATCTACGTCAACGGCGTGGACAACGGGCTGGTCACGTCCATCGACTTCTCCTACTCGAACAACATCTCCGACGGCTTCGCCGCCCTGAACCGCCAGAAGCAGGCGCAGTTCATGGGCCGCATCCGGTGCGGCGGGAACATCTCGTTCTTCGCGGAAGACCTCCGCCTGCTGGAGAACTCGATCAACCACGACCAGAACACCATCGGGATCGCTCTCCGCAACGGCTACAACGTGGACGGCGGCGGTACGCTGGACGCCATGCTCGCGTTCGGCTTCCCGCGCGTGTACTTCAACCTCGACGACCCGGTCGCTCAGGACGAAGGGGGCATTCTCCTTCAGGGAACGTGGGATGCGGTCCTTCCTGCTGGCGGCGCGGGTTCCATGGTCATCTCGACCGACAACGTCTGACAGTAGGAGAGAGGTGGGATGCCTCGAATGAACGAAGTGTTCTTGCTCCGGGAAAGAGCCAAGGGCGCAGCAGCATGGGTCACTCTGCCGGTGGGCGTGAGCTTCAAGCTCCGCTACATCGGCGGGATCGAGCACTTCACGGACAAGCTCAAGCGGGCGCGCGAGGACGAATCGCTCCCGGAGCTGATCGCGAAGGAAGTGGTGGTCGACTGGCGGGGCCTGATCGACGACGACGGCGCAGCGATCAAGTTCGACAAGAAGGTCTGCGCGAAGATGTTCCGCGACTACGTCGGCGTCATGGACGAGGTCATCGCGCTGGCCACGGACGCCGCGCAGTTCGCCGACGCGAACGAGATCGAGGAGGAGGTGGGAAACTCCGAGAGTTCGTGAGGTGGTCCCATAAGTGGGGAGCCCACATCGACGACCTCAGAGCCGTGGAGAAGCGCAGCGGAAAGACACCGGGACCGCTCCGCGCAATGCCACGGCTCCGGCCGGAGAACCTCCCCTACTGGGCCGCGTACCTCGATCTCGCCGCACGAGAGTCGCCCCTGATCCCGTATGCTGAGATCAGGGCGTACGCGGACCTCGCGGACCTCCCCCGCGCGGAACTGTTGGTGAAGGTCACGGTGATTCAGGACGAACTCAATGAGCGATCAGCTAGCTAAACTCGTAGCCGTCCTCGAAGCCCGTGGTGCGGAAGTCACCATCCGCAAGATTCGCGATGTCGGCGAGGAGGGCAAGCGCACCGGCAAGAAGCTCGAAAACATGGGCGAGCGGTCGAACAAGTCGTTCACCGCGCTGGCCGGTCGACTCGGCCTCGTCGCCGCCGCCGCGACCGGGGTCTACAAGGCGCTCGGCCTCGTCGGACAAGCCACGATGGTCGCCGCACGGGTGGAGACCCTCGGCGTCGTCGTGCGGAACGTCGGCAAGAACGCCGGTTACATGTCCGACGAGATCAGCAAGGCGGTCCAGAAGGTCGAGCAGCTCGGCATTACCTCCCGGTCCGCCATGCAGGGCCTCACACGAGGGATGCAGTCCGGTCTTGAGCCCGACGACGTAGCGAAGCTCGCTCGTGCCGCGCAGGACGCGGCCGTCGTCATGGGGACCGATTCCTCCGCCGGACTCGACCGCCTCATCCACGGCATCACGACGGCGCAGATCGAGGTGCTGCGAACGGTCGGCATTCTCGTGAACTTCGAGAGCGAGTACGCCAACGCGGCGTCCGCGATCAACAAGACGGCCAACCAGCTCTCCGAGCAAGAGAAGATTCAGATTCGCGTGAACGCGGTCCTGCGCGAGGCGGGTCGGCTTCAGGGTAACTACGAAGAGGCGATGACGACCGCGTCCAAGCAGATGGGGTCGCTCACGCGCGAGTGGGAGACGTTCCTCCAGAAGCTGGGCGAGCGGACGCAGGAGACGTTCTTTAACGCGGTGAAGACGGTGCGTTCCGCCGTGCAGGAAATGACCGAGATCGTGTCGGTCGCCTCGACCACGGAGCGAATCGGCCAGTTTCGCGGCCTGCTGAACTTCGCCGACCGGACGGACGCCGCAAACGCGGGCAGGGGCACCGGTGGCGCGCTCTTCGGCGGCGCGCTCGGCTTCATCAACGATCACCCGCTCAGCGCGCTCGGCCAGTCGGGATTCTTCGAGACGGGAGCCGGGGCCGCGCTCGCGTCGTCCACGCAGAACCGCCGGGCCGCACTGAACGTCGGCGAGGGGATCATCCGGACCCTCGGCGGGGAAAGCTCGATCGACTCGCTCCTTCAGGCACGTGCTTTGCTGGCCGAGATGATCGCAGTCGCGGACGACATCGACGAAAGCTCCGAGGAGTACCGCAAGCAGTTCACGGCTATCGGCGAAAAGCTGGCGCAGATGAACGCCGAGGCGGCGACGATGGCCACGCCGGAGGAAATCAACACCGGCCGGGCAGTACAGAACCTTACGGGCCGACTGGGTCGCCTGTCGAACAACCTCCGGGGCCAGCTCCGTGGGATGGGGACCTACGGCTCGGCGGGCAGTACGGGTGCGCAGTTCGGTGCAGGGGGCGACTTCGCCCAACTCGGTGCGCAGATCGAACTACTCCAAGGATCGAATGATCCGGCGATAGTCGCTCAGGGACAGGCTGCGCTTGAGCAACGAAACCGGATCATGGCCGAGGCCCGCGCGGTCGACGCCGCCGCGCTCGCGAAGCGCATCCGTGGGCAGGAGAAAGAGCTTCTCCTCCTCCAGATGCGGGCGGACAGTCAAGGCAAGCTGACCGAAGAGCAACGCGTCTATGCCGAGATCGCGCTCGGAAGTCTCGCGCAGGCCGGAGAGCTTGAGCGCGAGGCCCTTCTCTCGCAGGCACGCCGACAGGACGCGCTCGAACAGGAGATCAAGACGCAGGAACGTCTCGCGCAGGCCCGCGTGCAGGAGGCAAACAACGTCCTCGGGAGTGAGGACCTGATCGAGCAGCTCGAAGCGCAACTCCGGCTCACGCGCATGACCTCGGACGAGCGCGCCTCGATGCTCAACATCGAGCGCCTCAACGGCGACGCCACGGAGGAGCAGAAGGCGCGGATCGAAGAGCTGACCACGGAGCTTCTCCGCACGAACCGCCGACTGGAGATCGCCCGGCAACTGTCGGACCAGTTCTCGAACACCCTAGTGGACGGCATTCGCCGAGGGAAGCTGGAACTGGAGGACTTCGGGAACGTCCTCCTCAACATGCTCTCGCGCATGGCGGCGAACCAGATTCAGGAGAACCTTCTCGGGCCACTCTTCTCGGGTGCGGCCAGCCTGTTCGGCGGCGGCTCTGCCTCCGGTGTGCCGCTCATGGCACGCGGAGGCATCACGGACGGCGTGTCGATCGCGGGCGAGGCCGGTCCGGAGGCGGTGATCCCGCTCCCAGACGGCCGGTCCGTGCCCGTTACCATGAAGGGCACTGCTGGCCCCATGATCACGGTCAACGTGACCACTGATGGCTCCGTGGCCGTGGACGGCGGCTCCGACGACGCCGACGCCCGCCAGTTTGGCGAGGTGATCGGGATGCTCGTGCGCGACGAGATTCAGAAGCAACAGAGACCGGGAGGATTGCTCCGCCGTGGCTGACTTCGAGTTTGCAGAGCCCGAGCAACCCCTGCGTACCGCGTACGAGCCCCGTGTGCGGATCGCAACGTTCGGCGACGGCTACGAACAGCGCGTCGCGGACGGCGAGAACCCCACGCTCCGCACGTGGCGTCTCCGCTTCCGGCAGGTGCCCGCCACCATCGACCTGATCGACGCCTTCCTGACGGTCCGGCGCGGCGTCACGTCCTTCACGTGGCGTCCGCCGGGGGCCTCGGCTGACGTCCGTGTCGTATGTTCCACGTGGAACCGTGACGACGTGGGCGGCGATTACGCCGAGGTGCAGGCTGACTTCCGGGAGGTTCCGGCGTGAGCACCCTCAAGATGATGGGGGACTTTTCGACGCCCGAGCCCGGTACCCCGATCGACCTGTTCGTGATCGACTTGCGCCCGATCAATGCCGGCGAGCCCCTCGTGCGCTACTGCGCTGGCGTGAACGACGTGGGCGGCGACATTGTCTTCAACGGCAACACCTACCTCCGGTGGCCGATCCAGATGGAGGACATGGAGGTCCGGGCCGACGGTTCCATGTCCCGACCACAGCTCGTCGTCGGCAACCTCGGCGGCGTCTTCTCGACGCTCAACCTCCAGTACGACGACATCATCGGGGCCAAGATCACGCGCATCCGCACCATGCGGAAGTACCTCGACGCTGTGAACTTCACCGGTGGCGTGAACGCGGATGCGGACCCTCTGGAGTACGTCCAACAACGGTTCGTCGTCCATCAACTCCGGGCGCAGGATGCCGTCACGTGCACCTACGAACTCGCAGCGGCGCATGACCTCGAAGGGGTCACCATCCCGCGCCGCACGGTCGCCCGGAACTACTGCCAGTGGAGCTATCGAGATGCGAATTGCGGATACAGCGGCCCCGACGTTGCCGATTCATTCGACCGACCGGTCGGTGATCCCGATTACGACGGAACTGACCAGTGCTCCTACCGACTGGCAGGCTGTCGCCTCCGGTTCGGAGACTCTGGACCCCTCCCATTTGGGGGGTTCCCTTCCGTTGCTCGCGGATGAGATCAGGGAGTACGCCCTTTGCGCGGATCGAGTCGGCGAGCTGTGCGGCTACCTCGTTTGCGACGAGACCGGAATCACCGTCTACCCCGTTCGGAATCTCTCCGCCGCCCCGGACCGGTTCATCATGGACCCGCAGGGCCGCATCGGGGCCGCACAGTTCGGCCGGATCGTCGCTACGTGGCACACCCACCCCGGCGATTCGTTCCCGTCTGATGCTGACCGGGAGGCTCGTCGTGTAAGCTCCGTGCCGATGATGATCGTCGGTATGAACGGAGACGTGAGTTGGCTGCACTGACGGATGTTGTCCTTCACGGGTATCTGGTAGACGCCTTCGGGCCCTCCTTCCGCTTCAAGGCGCGAAAGCCCTTCGAGGTCATGAAGGCGCTGCGCGCCAACTTCTCCAACTTTCGCGAGGTGATCCGGGACGGCCAGTTCTGGGTCAAGGTGGTCAAGGACGGGACCGAGACCTACTTGGGCCCGGATGAGCTGGACCACACCATCGACGGCACGCTCCACGTGATCCCGGTCGAGTCCGGTGCGAACACCGGCAACATCGTGAAGATCGTGGTGGGGCTCCTTCTCATCGCCGCGTCGCTTGCGTTTCCTGTGCTGGGTGCGTACGGCCTCCAGATCGGCTCCACCGTGACCTCGTTCGCCACCATCTCCGCCACGGTCGGCTTCGCCCTTGTCGTGCAGGGCGTGGCCGGGCTCCTCATCAAGCCAGCCGAACTCGAGGATGACGGCGACGGTACGCAGTCGACGCTCTTCGACGGGCCGCAGAACTACGCTGCTGAGGGCCTCCCAGTGCCGGTCCTTATGGGCGAGATGGTGGTGGGCTCCGTGATCATCGCGGAAGAGATCACTACGGCGCAGCGTGCCCACTCCCGTGACGACGGGCTCGGCGGCTACGACCTCGGCTTCTTCGGAGCGTTCTGATGGGTGACGGCGTAGAGATCGAGCGCGACACTCTCCAGTCGCGCCAGATTTTCCGCACCCTTGAGCTGATCTCGGAGGGACCGATCGAGGGCCTCGTGGACGAGAGCGGCACCGTGGTCACGGGTGCCGATCGCCTCAAGGCCGTAGTCTTCGACGACACGCCCGCGCGCGAGGACGGCGGCTCTGACAACTTCACTGGGGTGTCAATCGACTTCCGTGAGGGCACCGTCGACCAGACTGCCATGGGCGCATTCGCCGACGCCACGAGCGAGGTGGGCGAGGGGAACGTCGAAATCGACGCAACGGGGCTGATCCGAACGATCGGGATCGGATTCGACGCGATCCGGGTGAAGATCAACTTCGGCACCTTTCAGGCCCAGTCCGACTCGACCGGCGACATCTTTGGCACCTCGGTGCAGTTCGCGTTCGACATTCGGCTGACCACGGGCGGCACGTGGCAACAGGTCGGCACGAACCGGATCGTGAACGGCAAGGGCACGAACTACTCCCGCGAGTACGAGATCGACGTTCCGGACCCGACGCTGTCGTGGGACTTCCGCGTGCGCCGCATCTCGGGTCCGCCGTCGGCGCTCAACTCGAACCCGACGCTCCTTCAGTCGTGGACGCGCGTCACGCGGGCGAAGTTCACCTACCCGCACTCGGCTCTCGTGGGGCTGGAGTTCGATTCGGAGAATTTCGGCAAGGTCCCGCGCAGGGGCTACCGCGCCAAGGGCATCCGGGTGCCGATCCCGAACACCTACGATCCGGTCGCTCGGACCTACACCGGCGTCTGGGATGGCGCGACCTTCGTCACAGCGTACACGGACAACCCCGTGTGGCTCTGGCGGGAGGCGGCGATCAATCCCCGGTGGGGCGCGGGTGAGTACCTCTCCGAGGACGACATCGACGACTACGCCCTCTACGAGATCAGCCAGTATTGCGACGGCCTCGTAGACGACGGCAAAGGCGGGCAGGAGCCGCGCTTCACGATCGCGGCATGGTTGTTCCGTCGGGCGGACGCGATCCAACTACTCCAACAGATCGCCTCCGTCTTCCGGGCCATGCCGTTCTGGAACGAGTCGCAGCTCACCGCGACGCAGGACTCGCCGAAGACGCCGATCCGCACCTTCACCAACTCTGAGGTGGCGGGCGGAAACTTCCAGTACACCGGCTCCTCGCGTAAAGCTCGCCACACCGCTGCCGTGGTGAACTATGTCGACCCCGAGGACAACTTCCGCCGGAAGTCGCTCAAGTACGAAGACAAGGCCGGGATCGCGCGGTACGGCTATAACGAGGTGCGCGTCGACGCCTTCGGGACGAAGTCCTACGGGCAGGCGTGGCGCTTCGCGAAGTGGCTGATCGACACGGAGGTGAACGAGCCCCGCGTCGTGACCTTCCAGACCGGCTTGCAGGGCGACCCCGCCATGCTCACGCCGGGTGAAGTGATCGAGATCGCTGACCAGAACGTGATCGGCATGCAGTCCGGTGGCCGTGTCGTCGGCGAGGCGTACGCCGCCAACGTCGTGCAGGTCGACCGGAGCGTCGTGGACAACCTCTGCGACGAGGCCCCGGACACGCCTCAGACGATCACGGGGACTGGCGGCTCTGCCCTCGTCACCACCCTCGAAGAGGCTGGGCTCGTGGAGGGCGACTCGTTCACCTTCTACGGCGAGATCGAGAGCTACCTCGTGGACGCTCAGGTGCTCGTGCGCTTCCGCAACAGCCTCGGCAATGAAGTGGGACCGGCACCGGGCACAGGGCTCGAACAGAGCGGCGAGAACGAGTACACCGCTCGCTTCGCGTCGACGACGATCCCCACCGGGCTCGACATCGCGTCGATACAGCTTTCCCTGAACGGCGCGGAAGGCACCAAGCGAATCCGGAACCGGATGATCCTGAAGGGCACCGTGGAGAACCCTCAGTACACGCCGCCCTTCCTGAACACGGTCGCCCGGTTCCAGTACCTCGACGCCGACGGAGCGCAGCAGGACGCACTCGTCGAGGACGTGCGCGGCGACCTCGTCACGCTCGCGACGGCCGACGTGTCGGACGTGTCCGCCGTGATGAGCGCGGGCGCGCCGTGGGCCTACTATGACGAGAGCTACGCTCTCCAGCAGTACCGGATCGTCTCAATCACCGAACGGGAGAAGTTCACTTATGCGATCGTCGCTCAAGAGTACGACGCGGCCAAGTATGCCCGCGTGGAAGAAAACCTCGTCGAAGAAGAAATCCGGAACTACCTGCCGCGCCGTGCGCCAGCGCCGACGAACCCGACGTTCGAAGAAGTCCTCTACCGGGTAGGCGTCGCCGTCTTCAAGACCCGCGTCATCGTCTCGTGGGATCAGGACGACGACGTGGACCTCTTCGAGGTGCAGTACCAACCGCAGGACCGTGAGCTGGTCGAACTGGGCACGATCACGGGCAACGCAATCACCATCCCGGACCTCGACCCCGGCAACCTGACCGTGGCCATCCGGTCCCGTCGTGCCGGTGCAGAGCCCTCGCAGTGGGTTCGCGTGACCTACGCCGTCGTCGGCAAGACTGCCGTGCCGAACGACGTCACCGGGCTGACTGCGGCGCCCCTGTCCGGTAACACCATCGAACTCGACTGGGACGACAACCTCGAAGCCGACTTCGACCGGTTCGAGATTCGCCGCGGTGCATCTTGGGCGGCGGGCACGCCGGTCGGCTCCACGAAGGTGTCGCGCTTCGAGACGCAGCTTCTGACGGCCTCCGCCACCTACTGGGTGAAGGCGTTCGACACCTCCGGGAACGAGAGCGCCGCAGCGGCGTCAGTTCTCGTGTCGCCCACGTCGCGCGGCCTCACGGCCCTGACGATCGAGACCGGCATCGACACGATCACCGGCACGATCACTGTCGACTTCTCCGGGCCGACCGAGTCGGACCCGCTGCTCGTGCAGTACAACGTGAGCGCCACGAACGTCTTCGGCGACTCCGTGGTGGTGGGCACGTTCCCGGTGACGCCGGGTGCGACTTCGATGACCTCCACCATGTCGGTGGCTGCGTTCGACCGGGGCTCGACGATCTACGTCTGGGCCACCGTCTTCAACATCTTCGGCTCGTCCACCGCGTTCGGTCCGATCACGGCTGTCGTCGGCGAGATCGGCTCCGGCGGCACCGTGGTCTGGGACGACGTGACGGG